AAATAGGTCAGCTCGCACTCTATTTGTATGCCGCTTTCATATTCACTTACTATGACATTTTGAACTCTAACACGAGGATCATGGTTAATAATAGTGGATACATTTTCTACTATAAGACTTTTAACTTCTTCAGTTAGGGGATCAAATAACAGGTCCCAGATAATAGTACCAAAATCTGGGTTTTCAAGGCGCTCGCCGTAACGAATGTGAAAGTGATTGACAATATCTTGCTTAATTAATGCTAGATCGTATAGAGCAAAGCCGCCGGTTGGATTGCCTACCGTGCTAAGTCCCCTGTAAGTTTTGCTTAAAGGTGGTGCAGTAGTTTTTGTAACTTCAGGAACAACTGTTCTAGTGTATAGTGATTTTTCTATGCTCATAGTAGTATTTATTTGCTAATTTTCCTAAATGTATCAGTTGAAGTAGTATACTTCGTTGGGTCTTGACCATGTAAATTTTCGTGGCCGTCCCAAGGTTCATGCATAGGTGTTCTTGCTACTACAATGGCCAAGGCATCCGGTTGTACTGCGTTTGTTATAGATGCGGCAGTTGCGGCTTCAGCTAATGGTCCGTTTAGATTAATTTTTGCTCCGCTGGTAAGATTAATATTCGATGCGGCATTAATAGACGTTGCTGTTCCAGAGGTAAACTTATTTCCTCCCGAGGACAGCAATGCAATATCTGCTCCTGAAGTTATTTTTACATTTGACCCAGTTTGTAAATTAAATGCTTGCCCAATAGCTTCGCTACTTGCACCTGTAACACTGGTATTTCTATTGGCTCCAATACTTTCATGTTTTGTGCCCACAACAGATATTTTTTGGTCAGTGCCAACTATTAAGCTGTGTGCAGAACCAACTTCAACATTGTGTTTTGCTCCGGACCGAATGTTAACATTTCTGCCAGCATCCATATTAATGTCTTGGTCGGCCTTGATGTTTATATCTTTTTCTGTATGAATACTAACGGAGTCTTGTGCATAGATATCTATCTTGCCCATGCTGGTTAATTCTATCCATGTAGTGCCTGCGGCATTGCCAATATAAATTAAGTCTTCACTATTGTGTAAAAGAATTTGATGCCCTGTGCGAGTACGAATACGTACAAGTTCGTTGTGTGGAATATCTGGCTGACCGCCAGACTCTCCGTTTTCTACGCTGACATATTCTGGAGGGCCTTCGCTTGCAGGAGTTTTACGAATAAAACTTTCGTCTCCGTCATCCATAACAAATGTGGTTCCGCCTAGTCGACTGACAAATGCACTCATCCTGCTTTCTTTTTTACCTATTTGGCCAGTAGGAGCATTAGGTTTTCTATCAACTGGGCCAGGAGTGCTAATGCCAAATACAGTACTCGGTAATTCTCGCCTAGCACTACTAGAAGTTATGCCCCTAGTATCATCTTTGTTTAGCCCCTGCGTTGTTAATATTTTATGAAACGGATGTATTGGTTTTGGTAATTGTGTTATATCAGGTTGTGATTGTGCGGCAGCACTACTAGCCCTCTTATTGTATTCAGCTACAACTTTTCTTTCGTCACTACCTGCTTCTGTAGTGGTAGACGTTGCTGCCATTCCAGGCACCATAAAATTTACATACTCGTCAGGAGCACAACCAATCCAATAGCCTTTTGCCGCATTACCATAGGCAAACATAACCATTACAATAGTGCCTACATCAGGCGGAACCATCCACATGCCGTAGGCTTTTTGTGTGCTGTCGTAGTCGTTAGGTTCAGCATTTGTAAAAGTAATACTAGTTTGTCCTGCGAATGGACTTAGATATCTAACTGTAATTACTGATCCTGTAATACCAGGTTCATCTCTACCAACATCGTTAATTAATTCAACTTGCAATGAACCCATGTACTTTGCATCGATGTGACTGACTACTCGAGCCATATATGGGCCCGGGTAATCAAAGTACCGTTCTTCTGATCTTGAATCTTCTGGAAGTGTATCGTTTATCATAAATTATGCCTGATCTGAGGTCTCCGAAGAAGCTCTGGAGTAACCGTCTTTACTTTCTGCAAAAGCAACCACAGTTTCGCCGGATGCAACAACAATGTCAACGTCATTAGTTTTTTCTTGGTCTCCTGGAGTTACTTGAGCTCCTCGATCTCGTTCTTCAACATCGGCTGCGCGATAAAATACTGCATTGCCGTTGGCGTCTGTTCTAAATACATTGCCTAAACTGTCTGTAGATATATCACCTTCGTTAGAATTCTCAGATCGATCAAGTGCTGTTAGACCTGGAGGATTTTGATTTGATCTACGTGCTAAATTTAATACCTGTGTAAACTTTCCCTTAACAAAACTACTCTTTACAGTGATTACTTTATATAATCCACTAAAGGGTATTTCTAACTGTGTTTTAATCTCGTCTGGAAATGTTAAGCTCCCCCTTGAGTTTAAATCAACAGGTGTACGAAAATTAATTAATATATCTACTTCGCTTGACTGATAATCCATTGCACCGGTAGCTGTTAAATTTATTCTACTAGTTGAATTAGTATTAGTAAAATTTCCTAGTCCGCTATCTGCCAAATAATACGGATCTCCTAAAATAGTCATATCTGCTTGAACTTTTTCAGTTCCTAAATTTAATATACGTGCTTGGAATTGCTTTGCCACAAGGGTCTTGTACGTATCAGCATCACCGCCGCCGTCACTGCTTTTCCATCTGTCAACTTTAGCTAGACCTATAGCAGTTCCGGTCGCTACGTCGCCGCCAGAGTTGGCATTGCCGTTAATTGAAGGAACATAAGGCAGTAAGCTGTCTGACGGAGCAACCCCTGCTTGTCCTAAACGAGACATTAATGCTTCGCCTGCGGCGGCTCCCAGGCCTTCTGCCAGTAACGGTACACCAAAATTATTGTTTAGGGTTAATTTAAAATCTAACACATCAACATTTTTTCCGGTGTATATGTAATTATATTCCTTAACTGCCTCATCAACAAGTTGTTGATAACCACTAGCTGTAATGTTAGGCGTTGCAAATAACGATTGATGAATCTTATATGGCACTACTCTAAACACTAGTAGTTTAGGATTAACACCCACATTTTCATTTTGTTTATTGGCATTTATTATATAGGCTTGAGTTTCAATCCTAAACCAATCATAAAAGCCATCTTTAGGAGTCTTAGTCACTGCTCCGGTACAATAATCGCTCATTAACATTACTTCTGTAATTGCATTGATAATACTAGTACCTTTTCTAAATACAAATTCTTTTTTATCTTTATCTACTTGATAAGCATTACGTGGAAATTTTTTATTTGTCAGCGCAGCCACTGTGATATTTTTATCGTTAGCATTGGGATCGTCTGGTTTTTTAGCGTCAAGGCCGCCTTGTGCTAGAGAAAAATTCATGCTGGCTTTGCCTAATGTGCTAACTTCGTTTTCTGCTTGTATTAAGATCTTAGTCTTATCACTTCGTGTTAATTTAACTCGAGACAATACATTGCCGCCGCCGACGGTGCCTTCTTTTATTGTTGCTCCATTATCAGGCGCTTCTTGCGGGGCAATCGTTTGTAATTCTGTAGGAAACACAATAGCAATTTCGTCGGGCAGATAAGGCTTTTTTTCATCCGTCTTTGACGTTTCTAATAATCTACTAGTCATTAGATGTTGCAAACTAGTAGTACCGCTTTGTAGCATTTCAACAACTGTTGCTCCGGTTATTGCAAAGTCAGATTTTAAAAAATTATAATTGTCGTTTAATGCTAGTTCGTTCCATGCTTGTGACTTTACTTGATACTTGCATCCTGCAGATGTAATAGTCATATTGATACTATACATCCTAATTGGAAAATATCTAACCGACACTGTTTTAGATTTATTGTCATCAGTGTACCCTTTAAATTCTAAACTTAATAGATAAGGAGCCTGTGTATAATCTGTGTGACCATTTTGTACTGCGGCAATTTGACAGCTTTGTAAAAACTGCCCCATGCTGTAGGGTTCCGTTACTTCAAAATCTAAAGTAATTACGTTAGTTCCTTTTGTTGACGACGACGGTGTAATTTGACAATACATTTCTACATTGTCGATAAAATAATCATATTTTCCGGAAGGATTATCTCGTGGTTGATAAGCTGTTGATACTCTCGACTCTGAAAACCTGCCGCCACTGCTTAAAATAATTTTACCAACTAGACCTTTTCTATAACTCTCGTCAGGAAAGTTAACAGCATCTGCAGACAAACTACTCAAGGTAAACAAATAATTACTTGAGACAAATTTTTCTAGAGGATTAACAATTGGCAATGTAATTTTTTCTTGGCCGCCGCCAGCGTTAGAAGAAAGGTCAAGTGTTGTAGGTAAATTTGCTACGCTTTCGGCAGATATTTCTGAGCCTCTATCAATAGCGGCTGCGGCTGCGGCGGCGTTTAATCTTTGTGTTTCGGCTGCGCTTTGATCTGGTGTGGTAGTGGTGGTATTTGCAGGAACTTGACCGCCTGCGGTAGCAGTTGTAGTCGGTACGCCTGTTGCACCGCTAACTGCTTTTTGTGCGGCGATGAATGGAGTCTTAGGAGATACTCCGTTCCCGTCGGCCTTGGCGTTCAATCCGTCTTTAGCAATTGCTCCAGCGCCCGATAAAGAAGAAGCGGCTAGCCAACCTGCTCGTTGTTCTTGCGGAGTATCAGCTGTAAGTCTATAAGTGCCTTCTGGAGTTTTTACAGTTTCTAATGTTCTAGCATTGACCGCTGTGTACTTTTCGTATGCTTTGTCTTGTGCGGCAGAATTATATAAAAATTCTTGTATGCTTTTTGGCTGGCCACCGGCGCCTACCCAATTTTTGGGATCGTTTAGTGCGGCATTGCCTAATTTACTTGCGCCAGGTTTTAAGAGACCAACAGTTTCTAATGCTTGTGCGCCCATCTGATAACCGCCAGCATAACCAAATTGATTTACAACAGTATAGTTTCCGCGACTTTCATCATAAAGGCGTTGAGCTCTATACTTTTCATAGTTAGCCGGCGTTAGCCCTGCAATTGTTGTTGCCATCTTATATTCCTAATACTCTGAATAGCGTAGTTTTTTTAGGAAGATAAATTAGTGTACCTACTTTAAAATCAAAAATTGGATCTCGTATAACGTTCATATTTCGCTGAGTGAACACCCACCACAACTTTGGAGTGCCATATAAATCTTGAGAAAGCAGGTCTGGTCTATAGTTATAATGGGGGTCAATGGTATAGGGAATATCATCAGGCTCTGCACTAACAGGACGTATGTTAAAATTTCCAAGATAGCCGTTTGACATAGCAGTATCATGCCACGGACTAGTAATTTTATATGCCATTAAATGTAACCTCCGTCATCCAAATAATTTCCATTGACAAATGCATCTAATGAGAATTTACGTTGCTGTGTTCTACTATAAATTGGCATTAGTTGAATTGTCATTGTACTTTTTACAGGAGCATAACTTGTTTTGCCATCGACTAAGGCATCTCCAAAATCTAGCGGATCATGGAATCCTCCTACACTGGCAGAAATATAATCGACTTCTTTTGGTAGGTCCATAGTAAATGTTTTAACCACTACAGGAACATTATTAAAAACATATGCTCCATAACCATTTAATCGAACAACGGGCGGAGGTTGGCCTGCATCGGATGAGTCACCAAACGACATTTTTGTAATGGATCTCAAGTAGTGGGTGGCAGCGACCCAATATGCGGCATCGACACTATTTTCGCAGTAAAAGTCAGCAGTAATGCTAATTGTTTCAACTCTGCTATTCTCATAGGCCATAAAGGCATAATTATTATGTGTGGTGTCAAGAGAGTTATAAGATGCTGAGTGTGTTAAATTAACTTGTGGCGTAAAAGGAAAAATCAAACTGTTTCCCGAATCTACTAAAGGTGCTAATATTGGACTAGCTATGTATGCAAGATTGTTTGTTGGTAAACTTAATTTTACTCGCCAATCAATAGAACCTTTTGAAAATGTCACTGCTCCGGGAATACGTCCCAAAGGAGCTTCACTACCGCCAAACATCGGTCCTTTAAAGAAATTCACAGCGGCAGCGCCAATTGCAACTCCACCTGCTATTTTAGCTAACTTGTTATTGCCTGTTGCGGCGGCAATAGCTGACACACTAGTTGCTGTTGTTAAAAAACTATTATCTGGCATATTTGGTAATCTCCGTCAGTAGTATTTATTGACTTTATTAACTGCTGACATTATAATGTACATGAGGAGTCATAAGAACAATGAAAAAAGTAAACTACCTAAATAACAAAGACTTGTTATTAGAAATACATAGAAGTAAAAACAGTTACTCCAGCTATACAAAACCCGAATATCATCAATACGATCTTATTCTGCCTAGCATAGAAAAGATTAACATTCGAACCATTGCAGAAGCCAAACGAGTTCGAGCAAAAAGGCTAGGGCAACAGGCATTTGAAGCGGCAAAAGCCGTCAACCCTAAATGCAAGGCCGCTGAATTTGAAGTAGATTATAAAACTATCGAAAAGCCCGATGTAGTCTTTCGAATTATGACCTATGATCATATACCGTTAGAGCCGGGACGTAAACGCACACCAAAGACCCTAGCTGATCACAGAGAAAAAGTTAACTTTCCAGCTTTCCAACATTGGAAGTTTGACGAAAATGACGAGCTTGTTTGCGTTGGTAAAAGTCATTGGAAAGGTCCTATGAAGACTGGTAAGTTTTGCAAGGATCACGGGCAGGTTACTAATACGCTGGCTCGAATGTATATCAAGTTATGTGAACGATATGCAACCCGTGGCAACGTGCGTGGCTACACTTACAATGATGAAATGAAAGGTCAGGCTATTTTACAGCTGACTCAGATCGGTCTACAGTTTGATGAATCTAAATCAGATAACCCTTTTGCCTATTTCACTGCGGCAGTGACTAACAGTTTTGTTCGAGTAATCAATATTGAAAAGAAAATGCAAAACATTCGAGATGATATTTTAGAAATGAACGGAATGAATCCAAGTTATACTAGAATGATCAATGCAGAGTATGCCAGTGCGGCAAAACGTGATGCAGATTCCACTGCGGTTGTGCCTGTTGGCGATATTGAAGTTGACCCTGCAGAGTAACTTCTGTTATAATAGCCTAAAAGGACAATGAATGTTTAAAAAAGTAGCCTGTTTTACTGACATACACTTTGGATTAAAATCAAATAGCGCAACTCATAATCAAGACTGCGAAGATTTCGTAGATTGGTTCATTGCGGAAGCCAAAGCGGCTGGGTGTGAAACCGGTATCTTTCTAGGTGACTGGCATCATAATAGAAACAGTTTGAATATTACTACCATGGATTATACCTTGCGTAGTTTAGAAAAGCTGGGTAAAGCATTTGATAACTTTTATTTCTTCCCAGGCAATCACGACTTGTACTATAAAGACAAGCGTGACATTCATTCAGTTGAGTTTGGCAAGTATGTTCCGGGCGTTACTGTTGTTAATGAGATTACAACAATCGGTGATACTACCCTAGTTCCGTGGCTAGTAGGGGACGAGTGGAAGAAAATGGAAAAGCTAAAGAGCCGTTATGTCTTTGGTCACTTTGAGCTTCCCTTATTTTATATGAACGCTATGATACAGATGCCGGATCACGGCGAACTACAGGGCACACATTTTAAAAATCCCGAATATGTATTCTCGGGACACTTCCATAAACGACAAGCTAAAGAAAATATTGTCTATATCGGCAATGCTTTTCCTCACAACTATGCAGATGCATGGGATGATGACCGAGGAATGATGATTCTTGAGCACGGAAGCAAGCCAGAATATCGCATATGGCCCGATGCTCCTAAGTTTAAGACAGTTAAACTAAGTCAACTTATTGATGATGCTGAAACACTTATTAAAAGTAAGAGTTATCTGCGTGTAGGTATCGATATTCCTATCAGCTATGAAGAAGCCAGTTTCATTAAAGAAACATTCTTAGCACAATATGACATTAGAGAACTTACTCTTATCCCAGAAAAGAAAGATGTTGAAATTAATAACGATTTAGATGTAGAACATTTTGAATCAGTTGATCAGATTGTCAGCAGTCAGCTGGCTAATATTCAAAGCGACAGCTTTGATCCAAAAGTATTGCTAGCGATCTATAATAACCTATGATAAAAATAAAAGACCTAACAGTTAAAAACTTTATGAGCGTGGGAAATGCCACGCAGGCAGTAGACTTTAAGAAGGGTCATCTTACGCTTGTACTAGGTGAGAACTTAGATCAAGGCGGAGATGACAGCGGAAGTCGTAACGGTACAGGTAAAACAACTATCGTTAACGCACTTAGCTATGCTATCTTTGGCAATGCGCTGACTAATATCAAGAAAGATAACCTAATCAACAAGATCAACAGCAAGAACATGTTAGTTACTGTTGAGTTCGAAAAAGACGGCATTCTTTATAAGATTGAACGTGGTCGTAAACCCAACATTCTTAAGTTTTATATTGACGATCAAGAACAAGAAGCCGCAGATGACGGACAAGGCGATAGTCGCGAAACGCAAAAAGACATTGATGCTCTGTTGGGTATGAGTCACGACATGTTCAAGCATATTGTAGCTTTAAACACCTATACAGAACCTTTCTTGAGTATGAAGGCCAATGATCAACGTGCTATTATTGAGCAGTTATTGGGTATTACTATTCTAAGTGAAAAGGCAGAAGCACTTAAAGAACAGATCCGTATTAGCAAAGAAGAAGTAGTGCAAGAAGGTGCTCGTATTGAAGCTATCAAGCGTTCTAATGAGCGCATACAAGAAAGCATCAATAGTCTAAAACTTAAACAGGGCATGTGGCAAAAGAACCGCGATAGTGATGTTAAAAAGATTGAAGAAGCTATTGCAGAGCTTGCACAGGTTGATATTGATGCAGAAATCAGTCAACACGAAAAGTTAAAAGTCTACGATGAACAAGCCGCACTAATTAAGAGTCTTAATAAAGAAAAGGCCACACTTGAAACTGCACTTATGCAAGCAGATAAGTCAGTTAAGAAATATCAAAAAGAAATAGCACAGTTAGAAGCTAATAAATGTCCAGCATGTGACCAAGAACTACACGATCACAAGCATGATGAGATGAAAAAGCTAGCAGAGAAAAACCTTGCTGATTCAGATACATACATGTCCAAAGTAGCAGAGGACTTAGAAGTGTTAGTTACAGAACTAGAAGCCATCGGAGATATTAACGGTCGCCCTAAAACCTTCTACGACAGCCTTAGCGAAGCATTTAATCATAGAACAAATTTAGAAAGTCTTGGTGTCCAGTTGAAAAACAAGCAAGAAGAAGTTGATACATACCAAGAACAAATTACAGAACTAGAGCATACTGCTCTACAAGAGATAAACTGGGACACAGTTAACAGTTTAAATCTTATGAAAGAACATCAGGAGTTTTTATTAAAACTTCTAACCTCTAAAGATTCGTTTATTCGTAAGAAGATCATTGATCAGAATCTTGCTTACTTGAATAATCGACTAACCTATTACCTTGATAAGGTGGGTCTACCTCACACCGTTGTATTCCAAAATGACCTAACGGTAGAAATAACCCAACTCGGGCAAGATCTCGACTTCGATAACTTGTCACGAGGAGAAAGGAATCGCTTAATCTTAGGATTGTCGTGGGCGTTCCGTGATGTTTGGGAGTCGTTATATCAAAACATCAATCTCTTATTCATAGATGAACTTATTGATTCCGGCATGGATGCCAACGGAGTTGAAAACTCTATTGGTATTCTTAAAAAGATGGCTCGGGAACGTAATAAGAACATTTATCTAATCTCTCATAGGGACGAATTAGTGGGTCGAGTGAACAACGTGCTCAAGGTAATCAAAGAAAATGGCTTTACGTCTTATGCAAATGACGTTGAGATCTATGAGTGACATTGATACTCACGAGCTGATCATTAGAGAGTTCATGGAGTACTCTAAATGGAGTACTCGATTTGAGCTCCACGGTTATAAAGAAAGTGCTGTTAAAGCACGAGTAGCTCTAGGCGAAATACGCAGACTAATAATGATTCGGCGAGCAGAAATACAGGCAAAGAAAAATCTAATACACGGAATCCAAAATGAAGGCAACGAAGAGGATAGTGACGATAACTAGTTGATGCAATGGATTTATCAACATCAACCATTAGACGAAATACCAGAAGATCATATTGGTTTTGTCTATATCATTACAAATCTCAAAACTGGACAAAAGTACATAGGCAAGAAACTAGCGCAGTTTAAGCGTACTAAACCCCCACTCAAAGGCAAAAAACTCAAAAGAAGAAGTGTAGTAGAAAGCGATTGGCGCGAATACTATGGTTCATCTGACAGGTTAAACGCAGACGTCCAAGCATTAGGTCCAGAACATTTTACAAGAGAAATACTTTACCTTTGCAAATCCAAGGCAGAAATGTCATATCTAGAGGCAAGAGAGCAATTTGAACGCAGAGTTTTAGAGTCTGATGACTATTATAATGGTATTATAAATGTCAGAGTCGGCGGATCAAACATACTCAGGCAACGTCTTTTAGAACAATCTCAGGCAAAATAAACGGTTAAAGCTCGCACTGGCTAATATCTAGTGCCCGGAAACCTGGATCTCGGATCACAGGGAGGGGAATCTCTTGCCGTTAAGAGTGCTCAGCAACTATCCTTAACAGGACGACGATCGCAAATGCCGCGGTTTTGCTGTTATAAAACTTCAAGGCAAGAAGGAAGGGAGAAATACCCTACGTGTGTACGTATGTTAGCGTATATTTGCACACCGCCGTTGTGATAAAGACTCTGCTCGTGGTACCGGACAACCGCCACTGTAATGCAGTAACGCTAGTGTGACATGTTCAACTCAGATAATGTCGTTTAAATCTTTGCCCTGCCTGGGCAAAGTGTGACTGAACAATCTAGATAATATCTTAAGTGCTTCGCACTAAATCATAAGTACATAATAAGAAAGAAGAAGAATAGTGTGAGCGAAAGCGAAACACAGATGTACGCAGTACATCTACATACATCCCGATATAAATATACTAACTGTTCAGGAATACAATTATGAAGCTATACGAAGTTCTATTAGAAGATAAGAAACAAGTGCAAGAAGCACCTATGGGTATGCTGAATACTCTAGGTAATAAGGCTATGTCTAAATTAGGTAATGCTCGAGCTACGGGTAAACTTAGTACAGGTAGTTTAGCTAATCAACTTCACAAAGAGTTTCAAACATATTTAGGTAAGACTGGGCGTGAAGCTACTAAAGATGCTGTTATGGGTTTCTTGTCAAGTAAAGGATATCCTACACAGGGCGCGGCAACTATTATTAATACTGCACTTAAAGGCGCGGCTAATGCCCCTGCTGGTCCGTTAGCCAACATGAAAAACACTGCACGAGGACTTGTTGGTAAAGCCAAAGACGCAATGGTTAAACAAGCGGGTAACATAGCAGATAAGATGAAACCTGGACTTAAGGCAACTCCAATAGATAGAACTGAGCCAACAATGGGCGATGAAACTCCAACAACTACTGCTCCTGCTGATACTACAGCGGCTGCTCCTACTAAGACAGGTGGCAGTTTTAATAATCAACTAGGTGGCGGGCAAGCAACTTATAATAGATCTACTGGTTTTGATCGTAACACAATGAAGAATACATCTGAGCCAATGGATCCTAAGTCAGTTGGCGGAGTTCCAAATACTACTAATCCTACTACAAATAAATCTCCACAAGCTGAACCAGAACAGCCAGGTTTCCTACAGTCAGCAACAGATAAGATTAAAAAACGTAAAGCTGTATCAGCAGGTAAAATTAATCGTGGCAATGCATTGGCAGAAGCAGGTCCTGGTGTTTTACCACAGAGTATTATTGACAAAGCTATACTCAAGGCTGCTCAAGAAGCAGAGATAATGAACACTAAGCAAGGTAAAACATCTACACAACAAACAAAATCAGCTAACTTAGCTGGTGGTGCACCTACTGATACAGATGGTGACGGTGACATTGATGCCACAGACACTTCTAAATCTTCATCGGGTGGTGGGTTTGCCGCTGGATTAAAGAAAGGGTTTACTGGCAAAGCTAAAGCAAGTCCTGATCTTGCCAGTCTAGAACAGCGCATTGCCGCTATTGAAAAGAAAGTTGGACTAGCTTAAAAGAAAGGCAGTCCACTTTTCTTGGTTGTTTCAAGATTGTCTTCAACAATCTTTCCAATGATTTCTCTATCCTCGTAGGTAAGGTAAAATGCGTCTTCCATGGAAATCGCACCTCTCATATACCACGCTAACTTATATAATTCTAGTTTGAAATTTTTGGCTTCATTATCTATATGGTCCACCATCCGGAGAGCATCTTCAAGTGGGATAGTAAAGAGCCTTACGCGAAAAAACTTGCGGCGTCCAAAGTAATTGGAATCTCAACCATTTTAGGTGCCCCACCTGCTTGATCTTCTTCAGTAGTAGCAACCTTTTGTACAGGTATTGCAAACTTATTTTTTTGTATCTCAAGATGATCCATTATAGCTTTAAAGAAATCTTTGTCAGCATTGTCAATAAACTCTTTAATGAATATTGGATCGCTAGTTTCTCCATCAAGAGTTACAATCTTAACAACGCTGTTGGTAACCATGTCAACATTGATGTCAGTTAGCTTTTTAAAAGCCGCATTAAACAACTCCATCTTTTTAGTATCTTCCATTGCATTATCATTAACAATGCTAAAGATACGTTGTTCTTCTAGAGTTTTAATTGCAGTCTGAGTAAACTCTTTATATGTCAAAGGTCTAACAAATGCTTTAATGTCTTCACCAATTTGAATTTCATTATCATAAGCCGCATTTAATAACGAATCAAGTACCGTGCGTAGATCTAATTCAAATGTTCTTGAGTCTTCAATTACTGGAATAGTTATAGTAATATCTAATTTTTCACCATAGGTAGCAAGACGAATAGCAATTAAAATTGCATCCATATCAACACTAGGGATTTGCCATGCATTTTTAATACTAGGGAAACAGCTTTGTATAACATCTACTGTTGCTTGTCCGTTCATTAGAGCATCGGGAGTTTTCATAACCAACTCATCCTTTGCTGTCATTGCGTAAACGGGATACTCTCCGTTTTCAGATTTTTCTAGAACACCTGGAGGATAAAAATTGCCACTGCTGGGCAACTTAATATAGATCTTAGGTTGTCTAAAGTACTTCTTTAACGGGTTTAATGTTTGATTTTCCACAGGGTTTAACTCCAACTAAATAAAGGATAAGATATCATATTGTATTTATATACGCAGATTTAGGTGAAAAAATAAATGGCAGATACCACAGTAACCGGTAGAATAGGTGATCAAGAAGTTGCATTAACAAATGCCGCTAGCGAAGCTACGCTTCAAAAATTACTAGAAGCATTTAATAAATTTGGTGGTACAGGTGCCGGAGGTAGCGGTGCTAGTAGTGGTTCTGCTGGAGGCAGTGGTGGAGCTGTTGGTAAAGCCGCTACTACTACCGCTACTGCTCTTAACAAAGCTGGCGATGCAGTTGGTAGATTTGCAGGAGCAGTTGCAGATGCTACGGGCAAGCTATTAGGCTTTGCTGGTAATCTAATAGGCGGTACCGCTAAGGTCATGTTAGATCTTAGCAAAGAATTACTAATGGGCGGAGATCGTGTTAGTGACTTCACTGCACACTTGTCAAAATTGCCAAGCATATTTGGAGTACTTGGAGGATTAGTACATAGTCTATCTAGCTACATTGATAAAACTATTGATACATTTAGAAGCCTAAGTCAAGTTGGCGCAAACTTTGGAAATGATATTACAGCTATGCGCCAATCTGCGGCACAGTCTGGTATGAGCATGGATCGCTTTGCTAACTTTGTGCAACAGAATTCAGAAGCGTTTGCTAGCTTAGGCGGCACAGTTACTCAAGGTGCAAAACGATTTGGCGAACTAAGCAAGAATATGCGTGAAGGTCAAGCAGGGCAACGCCTATTAGAAATGGGATTCACTATAGACGAACTTAACGACACGCTAGTGACGTATGCTAGTATTAACAGTCGTATGGGACGAGATCGTCAGTTATCCGACAGAGAGTTAATTGCAAGTGCTGGAATATTTGGTGAAGAGCTTAACAAATCTGCGGCAGCTTCGGGACTTAGCAGACAATCACTAATGAAAGGTGTTGATGCTATGAGTAAAGAACTCAGCATACAAGCACTAAAAGCAAGAATTCCAAAAGATAAACAGCAGGCATTTGAAGTTGGTCTAACACAAATCCTTGACTCATTTAAGATTGGTGGACCTGCATTATTAGAAGGTGCTAAGGGATTTGTTAGTTCGGCAGAAGGCATTGCTATGACCGCAGTATCTCCTGAAATTATGAACACTATGAAACTCTATGCTGAAGGCGGACTTGACGCAACTGAAGCACAGAATCGTATGATAGTTGAAGCACAAAGGCAACGTGAAAAATTAATAAAATTAAGTCCAGCTGAAATTGACGCTAGAGAAAAAGCCATACCTGGATTTAAAACAGCCTATGCGGCCGTGATGGAAATGGCTTCAAAGACTGTTAAATCACAAAAAGAAATTGATGAAGCAATGGCCAAAGCAAAGAGAAACAAAAGCATTGAAGAATTTTATCTTAAATTCTCAAATGTAATAGAACTCTTTAGAGGCAAGCTGATGGATACTTTACTCAAGAGTCCAGCATTTACTAGATTAAGCGGCATGCTGGACAACTTGCTACAGGGGTCAGATGAAAAACTACCAAAGTTATTAGAAAGTGTTATATCAGGTTTTGAATTAATGTTAAAAGGTATAGGCGACTTTATAGAAGATGTGCAAAATCCCAACATTGGTTGGGGCGGTGCAATGAAGAAAGCCTATGAGAATATTTTAAAGAATTTATTCAGTATAACCCCTGAAGATCTAATTGATGGGAAAGGTCAAGCGGTATCTGTATCTGAAGCCGCTATGAAGAAAGTGGGTATAATGATAGGCGATGCATTTGCATCCATGTGGCCCGGAATAAAAGCTGGAATAGTATCAGGATTCACAGCACTATGGAATAATGACGACATTAGAAATGCAGGAATCAAAGGCATATTAGCACTATTTGCAGTTTGGGCCGCATTTAAAGTTGGTGGTGGACTAATAAGTGGTGCCGCAAGTAGAGTAGCAAGTGGCGGCGCAGCCGCAAGTGCAGGTGGAGGAATGGGAGCAGGCCTAACAGGATTAGCAGGCGGTTTAAAGGCAATAGCAAATCCAATGGCACTACTTGGATTAGGAGCAGTTACTTTAGCAATCATGGGATTAGCCAAGGCATTTGAAATTGCAAGTCCAGGATTTGAATCATTTGGTACAATGGTAAAACGTATACTTGAAGGCGTAGCCCCAGTAATAGAATCTTTTGGCAAGGCAGTTGGCACTGTAATGAAAGATATAGGTACTGCTATTACTAATGCCAAAGACGGCTTTGAAGTTATTTTTAACGGTATTGCTAAAGTAGTTAAAAGTATTGGCTCGGTTATTATTGGATCAATTACAGCAATCGGCGACAGTATTAGTAAAATAATTGACACTATTTCTAAATATAAAACTGAAGGAACTAAGGTAGCAACAGACAGCGTAAAACAACTTGCCAACATACCATCAGCAAATATGACAGCCGCAGCCGCAGGTATCGAAGCAATTAAGAAAGCCTTAGACGGATTTAATCCAGGCTTCTTAAGTGGCATAAGTCAGGGTCTTGGTAGTTTATTTTCCGGAGATCAAACAGCACCATTAAAACAAATGGCAGTTTTAGGACCACAATTACAGAACTCTGCCGCTGGGTTTACTGCGTTTAAGACAGCAATAGATGGCATGAAACTGGCCAATTTGTCTATGACTAGTGATCAAACTAGCAGTTTTGAAACACTAACTAGAAGACTACCAGATTTTACTAAAACAATAACAGCCCTTGGAACACAAGCGGCTAACATGACTGCTACAGCACAAGCAATTGGAGCATTTAAGCAAGCAACCACCGGGTTTGATCTTAAAGATTTTTCATTCTCCAAAGAACAATTAACTAGCCTAGCAGACGGTACTACTAAGCTAAGACAGCTATCTGAACAGCTAAGATCCAGCAAAGATGGTTTTCAAAAGTTAGATACTCAAGGTCTTAAAAATATCAAAGAAGGTGTTGAGGGACTAAGCAAAGCCTTCAAAGACTTTAATGAAAGCTTCATTAATAAGTTTATTCCAAAGTTTGAAGAGCTTAGGAGCAAGACACAAGAAGGAATCTTAACCGACCTCGGAGCCAAGCTAGATACGTTAAATAGTAGTGTAAATTCTTTAGTCACAATTGAAGATGCTTCTAAGAAACACTTAGATACTATTGCTAGCAAGAAAGCCGGCAAGATTTATTAATAGGATAACACAATGAGTTGGAAAAAGTATTTTTCACCCGTAACTAGTAACCAGTCGGGAACAGTTAGCCCAATCTACGGCAGCGGTGGAAAACCAGGTCCGGCCCGCACAAATTATTCAAGCTATTTGCCAGATGTATATTCAGGTAGCCCAAATCGTATTGAAAGATATTTACAGTACGACACAATGGATTGGGACAGTGAAGTTAACGCGGCACTAGACATCCTAGCAGAATTTACTACACAAAAGAACAAAGAAAATAACACACCGTTTACCTTACAGTTCCGTGGTAGCCCAACTACTAGTGAAGTAGGCATCTTAAAAGAGTATCTACAACAGTGGACTAAGATGCAAAAGTTAGACACACGTATGTTCCGTATTGCACGTAACTTGTTCAAGTACGGCGACGGATTCTTTCTACGTGATCCAGAAACACAAAAGTGGTTCTATGTAGATCCAAGCAAAATTACAAAAATTATTGTCAACGAAAGCGAAGGTAAACAGCCTGAGCAGTATGTTATTCGTGACATTAACATCAACTTTCAACATCTAGTTGTTACACAGATTAATCCAAACACACAAAATCAAGCGCCAGGAGCCGCACCTTATACACAAGGTGGCGGCGGTGGTAGAGGTATGGTTGGCACAGCAACTCCTGCAGCCGGCAGCAGATTTAGTCTACAGCAAAACGAACATGCAATTGACGCAAAACACGTAGTACATCTAAGTCTATCAGAGGGACTAGACAACAACTATCCTTTTGGAAATAGCTTATTAGAAAGTGTTTTTAAAGTCTACAAGCAAAAAGAACTGCTTGAAGATGCTATTATTATCTATCGTGTACAACGTGCTCCAGAACGCAGAGTCTTTTATATTGACGTGGGTAACATGCCAAGTCACCTAGCAATGGGCTTTGTTGAGCGTGTAAAAAACGAAATACATCAAAGACGTATTCCAAGTGCAACAGGTGGTGGAAGTTCAATTGACAGCACATATAATCCTCTAAGTATCAATGAAGACTACTTCTTTCCGCAGACAGCAGAAGGTCGTGGATCAAAAGTTGAAACACTACCGGGCGGTACTAACCTAGGCGAAATTGACGACTTACGTTACTTTACCAACAAGTTAATGCGAGCTTTAAGAATTCCAAGTAGCTATCTGCCAACAGGTGCAGATGATAGCCAAGCACAGTATAACGATGGTCGCGTTGGCACAGCATATATTCAAGAACTACGTTTTAACAAGTATTGTGAACGCTTACAAAATCTAATGGTCACTACATTTGACACTGAGTTTAAGCTGTTCTTACACAACAAAGGTGTCAACATTGACTTTAGCCTGTTTGAAATTCGCTTCCAAAGTCCGCAAAACTTTGCCGCTTATCGTCAAGCAGAACTAGATAACCAACGTATTGCAACCTTTGCACAGATGGTTGCATTGCCGTTTGTCAGCAAACGCTTTGCACTAAAACGCTTCTTAGGTATGACGGACGAAGACCTAAAAGAAAACGAAAAGATGTGGCAAGAAGAAAGCGGAGAAGGCCGAGCACCTGGACAAGATGCAGCCGGACAACTTCGCGGTGCAGGCGTAAGTCCAACAGGAATGGAATCAGATACTGCCGCATTAGACGGTAGTGAAGAAGCTCCTGCTGATATGGAAATACCAGATGCTGGCGCAGAAATGGCTGCTCCTGCCGCTGGTTCGATGCCTGCTTAATAAATACTATTATGATTTTAAGAGAACTGTTTTATTTTAATAGAGATACTGCCAAGTCTGAACAAGATGACCAGTATATGACTAAACATGACACCAGTGTTATCAGCGATGATGACACACGTAAAACACGTTTGACCTTAAAACAAATCAACGAATTACGCAGGGCAAGTGATTTACATATTAAAGAACATGAAGCAGAAATGGAGTTTATTTCTAGAATGTATGCCACCCCAGTGGCCGCAGAATAATTAAATCATCAAAACTGACAAAAAACAGCCGGTATTGACCGGTTTTTTTACAGTAGTATTAAATACATCGACAGCCTTGCGGGCGTAACTGCCTCATAACTATACAGGAGACATAACATGACTGATCGCGCAAAGTTCGAGCAGATGCTTGAATATCTTATTAATGAAGACAAATCAAAAGCCGAGGAACTATTCCACGAACTAGTGGTAGCAAAATCTCGCGAAATTTACGAAAATCTATTAGATGATGACATCCAAGTAGATGAAGCTTCTGAAGAAGAAGACGAAGAAGACGAAGAAGTTGAAGAAGGTTTTGAAATGGGCATGGACGAAGTCGGTGCTGATCCAGCAGACGACATGATGGGTGACCTAGAAGCCGGAGACGACGAAGAAGGCGACATGATGGGTGACGAAGAAGGTGGTGACGAAGCCGCTACTAAAGATGACGTCATGGACATTAAAGACGCTTTAGCTGATCTAAAAGCAGAATTTGAAGCTATGCTAGCTGGTGAGTCCGGTGAAGAAGAGCACGGCGAAGAAGAAATAGGTGACGAAGAAGGTGAAGAAGACATGGGCGATGACGAAGGCGAAGAGGAAGAAAATCCTTTTGCTAAAGAAAGCGTTCGTGAATACGTTGAGAAAGTTGGTGCTCCAAAGCACGGCGACAACGGACAAAACTCCAAGTCTATCGTAGCTGGTAAGAATGATATGGGCGGTACAACTGCTAATATCGCTAAAGGTGGAACTAGTGAAACTGGTGGCACACAAGGCGGCCTATTGAACCCGAGCACAAAAGATTTGAACTCTGGTAACGTAAATGTTCCAGGTGGCAAAGCTGGTATTAAACATCTTAAAGGTGTTAGCAAGCCAGCAGGTGGCGACAACGGCCAAAATACGAAAAGCACATTAGGCCGCTAATCAAATGAGTCTTTACTTACGTGAAAACTTGACTTTCGACCAAGCTCGCATGGTTGTTGAGTCGGATGGTGCTGAGGGCAAAAACCTTTACATGAAGGGCATTTGCATCCAGGGCGGCATCCGAAACGCAAATCAGCGTGTGTACCCTGTGAATGAAATCGGCAGGGCTGTCAAGACACTAAACGACCAGGTAACTGGCGGATATTCAGTTTTAGGCGAAGTAGACCATCCTGATGATTTAAAAATTAACCTAGACCGTGTAAGCCATATGATCACAGAAATGTGGATGGATGGCCCAAACGGTTACGGTAAAATGAAAATCCTTCCTACACCAATGGGTAACTTAGTTCGTACTATGTTAGAATCCGGTGTTAAGTTAGGTGTTAGCTCACGCGGATCCGGAAACGTCAAAGAAGACGGTTCCGGTGAAGTTACAGATTTCGAGATTATCACAGTGGATGTGGTAGCTCAACCATCAGCCCCAGGTGCGTATCCAACGCCCATTTATGAGCATATCATGAATACTCGTGGAGGCTATAAGGCATTTTTAACAGCACAAGAAGTATCAGGCGACGCAAAGGCACAGAAATACCTGAAAGAAAGTCTATTGAAAATAATAGGCGGACTCCAATAACAAGGGAGAATCACATATGTTGGACGCACTTAAACAATTATTCGAGAACAATGTGATTTCTGAAGAGATCAGAGCTGATATCACGTCTGCTTGGGACAGAAAGATCCAAGAGAACCGTGAACAAGCTACTCAACAACTACGCGAAGAATTCGCACAAAAATACGAACATGACAAGCAAACAATGATCGAAGCTATCGACAAGATGGTTACTGATCGTTTAACTGCTGAAATCCAAGAATTCACAGAAGATCGCGCACAGCTAGCAGAAGCGAAAGCCAAGTATGCTGTTGCAATCCGTGAACATTCAGATAAACTAAATGGATTTGTTCTTAACAGCCTAGCTAAAGAAATCACTGAATTACATGGTGACCAAAAAGTTATGGCTGAAAATTTTGCCAAGTTGGAAGGTTTCATTGTAGAAGCTCTAGCTAAAGAAATCGCTGATTTCTATGAAGATAAGAAAGATTTAGCTGAGACTAAGGTACGTCTCATTAAAGAAGCTAAGGAACAATTTGGTTTATTAAAGACCAAGTTTGTTAAACAAAGTGCTGAGCTTGTTGAATCAGTTGTTACAAAAGGTCTCTCAAAAGAGATCGGACAACTTAAAGAAGACATTGATCAAGCACGTAAGAACGACTTTGGACGTAAGATTTTTGAAGCATATGCTACTGAATTCCAGCACAGTTTGTTAAATGAGAAATCTGAGACAAGCAAGCTATTGAAAGTAGTTGCAGAAAAAGATAAACAACTCGCTGAAGCAACACAAGCTATTTCCGAAAAGCAAGCATTAGTAGAAAGTACACAGCAACAAGTTGCTCGTGCTCAAGCTACTGCGGCTCGTAAAGAAGTAATGGGTGAGCTTCTAAGTCCTTTGAACAAGGATCAGAAAGAGATTATGAGTGAGTTACTAGAAAGTGTGCAAACTGCCAAGCTAAGAACTAGCTTTGACAAGTATCTACCAGCTGTATTAAACGGTAGCACACCGGAGAAGAAGAAGGCTCTTGTAGAGGCAAAAGAAATCACAGGCAATAAAGAAAATCATAGCATTAGTAGTGCTAATAGCCAGGGCGAAGTAATAGACATTCGTCGCCTAGCTGGATTAAAATAAGGAGAAATTTATGTCAGAACTACTAGAAAGCCGCTGGCAAGAAACTAAAGAGGCACTATTAGAAGGCCTTCAAGGAACCAAAAAGAGCGTAATGGCTACTACTTTAGAGAATACTCGTAAGTACTTGTCAGAATCTGCTACAGCTGGTGCCACTTCTGCCGGTAACGTTGCAACCCTAAATCGTGTGATCCTTCCAGTGATCAGACGTGTAATGCCAACAGTCATTGCTAATGAACTAGTTGGTGTACAACCAATGACTGGACCAGTTGGACAAATCCACACATTACGTGTTCGCTACAGCGATACATATAATTCTGGAACATCTGGTGCAGTAGCTGGTGAAGAAGCTCTATCACCATTCAAGATTGCTGAAAGCTACTCTGGTGCTACTTCAGGACGTGCTGCCTCAACAGCCGCTCTAGAAGGCGTAGCAGGTAACAAGTTAAGCATTCAAATCTTGAAGCAAACAGTTGAAGCCAAAACTCGTAAGTTGTCTGCTCGTTGGACATTCGAGGCTGCTCAAGATGCACAAGCCCAACAAGGCATTGACATCGAAGCAGAAATCATGGCTGCACTAGCGCAAGAAATTACAGCTGAAATCGATCAAGAGATCCTAGCATCTCTAGCATCATTAGCTGGTTCACAAAACTTCGAAGTATATGATCAGAGCAATGTTTCTGGTACAGCTACATTCGTTGGTGATGAGCATGCCGCATTGGCAGTTCAGATCAACCGTGTTGCTAACCGTATCGCTCAGCGTACACGTCGTGGTGCTGGTAACTGGGCTGTTGTTAGCCCAACAATGTTGACAGTGTTACAATCTGCTACTACAAGCGCATTTGCTCGTACAACAGAAGGTACATTCGAAGCTCCAACTAACACAAAGATGGTTGGTACATTGAACTCAGCAATGAAGATCTATGTTAATACCTATGCAGGTACAGACGACATTCTAATCGGTTACAAAGGTTCTAGCGAATCTGACGCAGCCGCTTTCTATTGCCCATACATTCCATTGATGAGCAGTGGTGTTGTTCTTGACCCATCAACATTCGAACCAGTCGTTTCATTCATGACACGTTATGGTTATGTTGAGTTAACAAACACAGCGTCATCTTTAGGTAACGCTGCCGACTACCTAGGTACTGTTCAAGTAACTAGCGGTGAACTAAAGTTCAGTTAATCACTGACTTAGTAATAAAGTCAAAGCCCACTTCGGTGGGCTTTTTCTTGACTTAAATACTTGATGATACAGCAATACACTCTAGCCGTTCCTGACATCATAGACCAAATCTATAAACTGCAATCTAAGTATCCTTCGGATAATAGAAGCAATATATCGGGTTGGCAGTCAAAACAATACGGAAACTTTAAAGAATTAGATTGGGCAGAATCTACAGTAACAGCTTGCCTTAAGGCAATGACTGCATCTAAGCCAGTACATAAATTTTGGTTTAATGTTAATCCCACAGGGGGACATCATAGATGGCACAGTCACGGAACAGCAACGACTGTGGGTGTATTATACTTACAAACATCTGAGAACTGCGGAGATATAGAGTTTAAAATGAACAATCAAGTATCAGCTATAACTCCTCATACAGGTTTGTTATTGATATTTCCTAGCGGTACAGAGCACAGAGTGTTAGCCAACAAATCTAGTGAAAACAGAATAAGCCTAGCCTTTAACTTAGTAAACTAGATAAATACTTTGTATGGCTTGCATGGTGCAAGTTTTATGCGGAACAGCAACCGCGTACGGCCTAGAACGCCGTGATTTCTTAAGGAGAAAACAAAATGGCTCGTCCTTTAAATAAAAAATATTTTGGTAACCGCAACGTAGGTGTTGGTGGTAATCAAATCACTGGAAATAATGCAAACAATCAAAACTACGCTGATGATCGTATTGGCGGAGAAGGTGTAGCAAGTTACGGCTCAATCGTAGCAGGATCAGGTTGGACAACTATTCCAACAGTGACATTTAGCGCACCTAATATTCCAGGCGGAGTTACTGTTGCAGGTACAGCACACTATAAAGCACTATCATTTGCTACAACAGCCAACGGTACAGGTTACGCAGTTGGTGACGTATTAGAAGTATATACCGGCACAGCTACAACTAAAGCTCGTGCTCCGGTAGCAAGCATCACTACAATGGGAATCCCAACAGTTGCCAACGGTGGCTCACAGTATGATTTAAGAGGCACTCAAAACGACAGAATCAGATTTGAACATGCCAACTTGACAACACCATTGATTGTTCAAGTTGAAACAGTTGATGAAAGTTCAGTATTAACAATTTCTGTTGTTCAAGCAGGTGTATGGAACGGCGCTGGTGCTCCAACTAGCATGGCCGACGGTGTAGGCGGGTTTTCGGCAACTACAATCGCAGGCTTTCCAGGTGGCGACGCCAACGGTATCGGGTTAGTACTTTCTTTCCCATCAAGCATTTGGGGTGTTTACGCATTTGGTACAGTTTCTGTAGCAGGCGATTACACATCATTCCCAAGTACTAGTACCGCAGGTACATTAACATCAGTTTCTCCAGCAACTGGCGCCGGAGCCAAAGCAGACATTACAATGGGACTATTAAGTGTTATAGTATCTCAAAGAGGTTCTGGTTATACAGCACCAGCAGATGCCGCTGTAACATTCAGCGGATCAACGGGCGCAGCCGCAACAGCAGTTCTAACAACTGACAGCGGTCTAGTTGGTTCAGCTACTAATCAAGAAAATGCAATTATCATTCGCGCTAAAGTTGATGTTGAAGCTAGCGTAGAAATTGGCGACATTATTCGTCAAGTTAATGCTCGTAGCTATAAAGTTAAGACAGCAAATGGTATTGCAGTTTGCAAACTAGTTGCAGATGCTACACCTGATGCAAATCAAGCATACATTACTGCTACTGACAATAACGGCAACACATACTTTGTTACCAAACTAACAGCACACAGAGTAAGATTGACTCGTAATACCCAAAACGGTGAAGCGTCATGGCTGTTTGAAAATGGCCAAGGTGCTAAGTGGGTTTTTGGTTCAACTACTGTATCAACAGTAAAGATCGAAAACGCTTAATAGTAATAGGGGCTTCGGCCCCTACAAGGATAAAACATGTCAAGAATTATACAAGTAAACGATTCCGACTATAAGGTTAAAGTTCGTTACAACGGACAAGACGACAGTAATGGTGTTATTACTTTAGATGTTGGCGCAAGTCCCGGTAATGTTATTGTTACAGGTGACCTAACGGTTTACGGAAATACTACAACAGTGGAGTCAACTACTATATCAATGGTTGACAACATTATTGTAATCAATAATCAACTTGGCGAAAATGGACAGCCCACTGGTAGCGGAATTTTATCCCCTACCGGTGAAGCTGGCATTGAAATTGGTCGTGGAGTCTTTAGTGCTGGACAGATGTTGTTCAGTGAAAGCCTATGGTGGTTTGACAATCAAACTAACAGTAACAAGCAAGGTGCTTTTGTTTTTAAAACAAAGAATACACTATTAACAGGCATACGTACTAACAGCATTACTACTAACGACAAAGATCAAAATTTAAACTTACTTGGACCAAGTCCACATCCTGGCGAAACAGGAACAGGCACTGCTATTATTGCAGTACATGGCGTAGTCAATTACGCAGACAGAATTAATAATAAGCTGTATGTAGAAGAAAACCAAACGGCTTATGAAGAAGCAATACCAAACGTAAAATGGGTCAACGGTGCGATTGCAGGATACTTTGATGCTACTCCTCCAAATTTTATTGCACGTAGCAATACACGCTTTCAAGTATTTGACACGCAAAACGGTGAAGCTGAAAACAAAGCGACCCTATTGATAAATGGTGTAGTAAACGCTGAATTTAAAATTGACGCATTTACCACACAGAATTTTAGTTTCTCAAATGGTACAATAGCTACAACTGATCTAGGATTAGATCTAGTGTTAAGAGCCGCAGGAACTGGCTCTGTTGTAGTTGATGACAATTTAAAAATTACAACAGCCGCAGAAGATCCTGCTCAGGCACCCGGTAGCATTGTGCTTTACACTAAGCCAGAAACATTTGGCGGCACTGGTATATATTTTGTAAATAATGAAACAACAAGAGATGAATTAGTCAGCCGTAGAAAAGCATTAGCCTACAGTATGATATTTTAAGGACACAAAATGGCAATCAATAATCAAACACTAAGTACTGGCGGAAATAATTTATTTTTATGCCCTGCTGACGTAGAGTATGCAATTACATGTGTGGTGTTTTGCAACTATTCTGCATCAACGGTAACTATCAATGTATATGCTGTACCAAGTGGTGGCGCTGTAAGTAATGCAAGTTTAGTTATTAAACAGTTAGAGTTACCAGCAAGTGAAACATTTACATTTGACACAGAAAAATTTGTATTAAATGAAGGCGACAGAATACATGCAACCTGTTCTGCAGACGATGCAGTTGCCTCTACAGTAAGTGCTATGAGAGTAAGCTAATGAAGTTTTTAAAGAAAAGCCAAATTAACTTTCGTAATGTAAAAGACGATAGTATTGCTGTACAGATCAGCAATGAAATTACACTGGGCACTTCTAATGCAGTTCGAGTTCCAAAAGGAACTACTGGTCAGCGTCCAGGAGGTGTTGACAGCATTAATCCAACAAGCCTTGGACAATTAAGATACAATACCACATCAAACGAATTAGAAGTCTATCAGGGAGCAGGCGGCCGCGCGGCTTGGCGCAGTCTTCGTTATAAAGAATCTACACAGATTGTGCAACAAGATCTAGGCACCGGCGATGATGAAGAATACATTTTTGGCCCATTGAATCCTGCACCTCCAACAACTGATCTAGTAGATGATAAGTCAACATGGTCAGGTGCTAACTTGTTAGTGTTCGTTGAAAACGTCATGCAGTTACATACCACTAACTATGTAATTTTACAAAATCCCTGCCGTGTAACTGATACGGTCATCAGTTTTGTTCGTGTAGATAGCCCGCCTAGTAACAAGATTCGTAGTGCTAACACTGCCACTGTTAATTGGGTTGATCGCGGCTTCCGCAACGGCCAAACTATCACAGTAACAGGCAGTAACAGCAACAGCGGTTCTTACACAATTACCAATGTAACTGCTAGCGATATCACAGTTAGTCAAACAGTAGCTAACGAATCAGCAGGCGTAGCTATTACTGTACTTGGATTAAGTAGTGCAACAACAGGACAAACTTTTGCAGGTGCCGTTTATCCAACAGGCTACTACTTACAGTTCCAAGGCCCAGTTCCTTTAGGTACTGTAGATCCTAAGCACGTGACTGTACTACACGGTTTCGACCGTTAATCTAAATCCCAATAAATATACTATAAGGTACATCTAGTACCCGGGGATTATCTATGTCTAAACAGCTTGGTCGAATTTCAGGTCCGTTACTTAACGCAAATTTATTGCGAGATGGTAATGATCTAAGATTTGAAAATCAGCTACTTTATCTAGACGTCACAGGTAAAACACTGAGCATTAACAGTACTCCTATCAACAAGGAGTTATATGTTGACGGTACCCTGCGTACTGACTACATCATTATTGACGCTCCAAAGATCAATGTTGGCAATTTAGAAATTGGTCCAGATAACTTAATCAGAGCAACAAGCGGTACAGTAATCATGAATGCCTCTGATTATGTGTTAACTAACGAAATACAAACACTAGACCTAAGCATTGCTGACAGAGCAATAACTACAATAACTCCTGACACTCAAATAGAAGTTCGTCCAACAGGCACGTTAGAAATACATGCTAACACCAATGTCTACGGTAACATACACAGTACCAATGATATTACTGCGGATGGCAGCATTATATTTGGTAGTGACAGCAGTGACAGCGTAACACTGGCTGCAGATGTTGACAGCAACATTATACCCGATCGAGATATTTTTTATTCTTTAGGTGCTAGTAATAAAAAATGGAATGAACTACACGCTAAAAACTATTTTGGCACACTAATAAACACAGGCACATTGGTTTACGCAGGACTTAATACAGCACTTCGTCCGGGTAAAACTTGGTTTGTTTCTTCAAACGGATTAGATACTAATCAAGGTAATCACGAAAATGGAACTTATCTTACTATACAAAAAGCTCTAAGTGTAGCTACTAATGGTGATACTATTTTTATCTATCCGGGTACTTATACTGAAGCGTTTCCATTAACCATACCAACTGGAGTAACTGTCAAAGGCCTTAGCCTTAGAGCAGTAACCATACAACCTACAGTTGGCACTAATACAAACAACGCATTTTTGCTTAATGGCGAAACAACAGTTGCTGATCTAACTGTTACAAATTTCTATCAAGGGTATGCATTTAGCTTTGCCGCCGGAGCAAATATAACAACTCGTAGCCCTTATGTACAAAATTGTTCAGTTATTACTAGCGGAGTTAATGCAGGTAAAGGTGCTCTAGTTGATGGATCAGTAGTTAACGCCACTAGCAACGAAGCTAGTATGTTATTCCATAGTTGTACATTTATCACACCTGGAGTAGATGCGCTAACAATGACTAACGGCGTTAGGGTAGAATGGTTAAATTCATTTACCTATTATGCCAATCGTAGTCTATATGCCACAAGAGGCTCACTAGGTTTTGCTAGTTTAGGGGTTACATTTGGAGCTGAAGTCCGTGCTATTGCCAGTGCCAGTGTCTACGGAACATATGGTGCAGTAGCAGACGGTGCAAGTACACTAATGTATTTGATACAATACAACTTTGGCTACATTGGCTCAGGACTAGATTCAAGCAATGACAATACGCTAGTAATACAAGCTAACGAAACTGTAGAACTAAACACAGGAAAGATCTATTATCAAAGTGTTGACCAAATTGGTAACTATCGAGTAGGCGATCAGTTTTATATTGATTACGATAAAGGTACAACTTCTATTGACCTAGCATCAGGTAGTGTTAACGGAGCAAGCGGACTTGTTGTTGGTACACAGCCTAATGTTACTGTCATTGATTATTCAAAAGTAGATACCGGTGATTTTGTACTTAGAGATAACACTATCTTAACCAAAAGTCTAGACTTTAATTTTAGCGCACAGTCTACACAGGTAAACTTAAACGCCGATGTACAAGTTGATAAAAATGTATCAGTTGACGGAGATGTAACTGTCGGCGGTGTCCTTACTGTAGGTAATCAAACATCTGATACTGTGGCGTTTACTGCTGACGTTGCTAGTGATTTGTTACCCGATGCCAATAATACTCGTGATTTAGGATCTACAGCATTAAGGTGGAATCATGCATATTTGAAAAAAGCCTATGCAGGAAACACGACTCTAGACAGCAATCAAATACGCCCTTCTAATTTAAATGATGATTTAGTATTAGCATCGTTTGATGCTAAGGTCACTACTACGACATCTGATCTAGTAATAGGACAAAACTTAACAATATTAGGGAAAGGGTATCTAGCAAATACAGTAATAATAGGCAATGTTATACATACTGGAAATTATCTGTTTAATCAACCCCAAATTATTGCAGGGGATAGATTAATAACGGAAGACAGCCAAATTTTAATAACCGAAGACGGTAATGTTCTAGTGTTAGAAGACACATATCTTAACTTAGGAAACACTGGTCAAATTACTCGTATCGGTAATACATTTATTACCGGAAACATTCGTGCAAGGTTAGGCGGACAGATAGGAAATATTAACTTCCTAGGTAGGACAATATCTAGTGCAACTATTACACTTGCACACGCAACTGCCGCAGAGTCTGTAGTAGTTGCTGGACTAACTATAAAAGACAACACTATTACTACTCCATTGACTATAGATATTGGTAATCGTTATTTTAAAACAACTGGAGATAACGGGGTCGTAGTTCCTGTAGGGGACGCTACCACTAGAGAACCCAATCCTGAAACGGGACAGTTTAGAATTAATACTGATAACTTTGAAGGTGAAGTATACTCTGGAAACCCAGCACTAGGTGACAACGGATGGATCCCTGCTAAAGGACTAGTAGGCGAAGCAAGCGCACAACAAGTAGAAGAATCTCTTAATGTTTGGAGCTTAGTACTAGGCTAATTTCCCAAACGGCTAAATAATATTACTGAGGGGTTTGACCAATAAACCCCCGATATCAAACTGTGGTAAACCCGCAATGTAAGGTGGTTAACCGTGAAACACGGGGTCATTAGGAGAGCGCATGTCCATTGGTCGAATTTCCGGTCCGCTCTTAAAGGCAAACCTTCTTCGCGAAGGTGTGAACTTAGCCTTTGAGACTGACCTTCTATATCTCGATGTTAACAACATGCGTATCGGCGTGAATACCGATGCTCCGACACATGACCTACAGGTAAACGGCACAACAAGAACAATATATCTAGAAACTGACAACTTAAATGTTGGTGATATTACCATCTCAGGTAATACAGTTGATAGTTCAACAGGCATTTTAAATCTAGCAGGATTTAATGGCGCCGCAATAGTATACCAAAATAAGTTAAAAGTTGATTTTGTTACCATTGACGGTAATATTATTTCAACCAATGATACTAATAAAAACTTAGAACTTCGCCCGGATGGCCTTGGCACTGTAGAAATCTATGCAGATACTACAGTACACGGTAACCTACATGCTACGGGCAATATTACAGCAGACGGCAATATCACTATTGGTGATACTAACACTGACAATATTACATTTAATGCTGATATTGCTAGTAGTATTATACCTAATGAAACTGAAACTTACAATCTAGGTAGCTCAGACAAGCGTTGGAACAATGTTTATACCAGTACTTTATATACCGACAGCGTTGAAGTAATTGATCTATCAGTTGACGGCGTACAGCTAAATCGTAGACAAGGCAAAATCTACTATGTTGCTACAAACGGTAACGACACATATAGTGGAACACATCAAAACGACCCATATGCTAGTTTAAAGAAAGCTCTAACATCAGCAAGCGCCGGCGATACTGTATTCTTGTATCCAGGAACATACACTGAAATTTTTCCATTAACTGTACCAGTAGGAGTAGTAGTTAAGGGCAAAAGTATACGTTCAGTTACTATTCAACCTACAGTAGCTACTGTTGATAAAGATGCATTTTTACTCAACGGCGAAACTACGGTTGAAGATCTAACCATTACAGGTTATAGATACAACGGCACAAACAATACTGGTTATGCTTTCCGTTTTGCTAACAACTTTACAGTAACTACAAAAAGCCCTTATGTAAGAAATGTTACAGTTATTAGCAGAGGTAGTGTAACTAGTGCAGGAGATCCTTACGGATTTGACAGTAACGATGCAGGCAAAGGCATACTACTTGACGGTAGCGTTGCTAACATCCTAAGCAAAGAAGCCGCTTGTTTATTCAATAGCGTAACGTTCTTTACACCAAATCAAGAATGTTTGATAGCAACTAACGGCGTTCGCGTTGAGTGGTTAAACAGTTTTAGTTACTTTGCTGATAAAGGCATGTATCTATACAGTGGTGCTACAGGATTTGCCAATGCGGGCAAAACAGCTCTACGGCTAAGTGGCACTACAGGAACATTTAATGTTGGTAATACTATCAGTTACTATGATACTGACGGAGTCACTGTATTGGCTAGTGGCACTATTGCCGCTAAAGATACAGATGGTAAACTTTATCTAACTGGTAAAGTTGCAGGGTTACAAACAGCAACAGCTCGAGGCGGAAAAACTATTGTAGCAAACGGCAATGCTAAACTTTCTACAAGTGTTAAGAAGTGGGGCTCAGCAAGTTTATCTTTAGACGGAACTGGCGATTATGCCAGTGTACCAACACACCCAGATTTTAGATACGGCACAGGTAACTGGACTATTGAACTATGGTTTTATAAAACTGGAACGACTGGCGGTATCCAACAATTAATTGATTTCCGTTCGGCTGCACCACAACTAGCGCCTACACTTTATCTAACAGCAGTTGGAACACCAACATTTAACGTTAATGCTGTTAATGTTATTACAGCTAGCTCAGCTGTTGCAAATAATACATGGACTCATATTGCTGTTTCAAAATCAGGAACAAGCACAAAAATGTTTATTAATGGTACACAAACCGGAAGTACCTATACAGATAATAATAATTATATTCAAGGCCCATTAACTATTGGAGCACGGTTTGACGGTGCCAGCGGGTTTTTAGGATATTTAGACGATGTAAGAATTAGTAAAGGTGTAGCACGTTATACTACAACATTCACAGCACCCACAAGTATTTTATCAAGCGATACCTACACAGTATTCTTAAGTAGATTTGATGGCGCAAACGCATCAACTATATTTGTAGATGAAAATGTATTAATACAGGATATACGTAATAGTACAAATGGTGCTACTGCTACTAAGATTGATCTAGTTGACTACAGCGACTTTGGTGTAGAAGTTCGTGCTATTGGATCAGCAACGGTCTACGGAAACTACGGCATTGAAGGTGCGGGATTAGGTGTTGTTGCATATCTAATTGGACAGAACTTGGCCTACATTGGTGTGGGTAAACGCAGTGATAATGATATAAGTCATGTCATTCAAGATAACGAAATAGTAGAAACAGGCGGAGCAAAAATATACTACAGCTCAGTAGATCACAAAGGCAATTTCCGTATCGGCGACTTATTCTATGTTAATCAACAAGACGGAAGCATTGAGTTTTCTAACTCAAACTTTTTTATTAACTCTCAAAACGGAATAACATTTACCAACGGTGGCAATACTACCTTCATTGACGGCACTAAGATAGAAACTGGTAACTTGAGATTATCAGGTAACACGTTTGAAAGCATTACTGGCGCAATAAATGTAGAGTCAGCAACTGATGAAATTAACTTTCTTAATAATGTAAACATTGCAGGAAATTTAGATGTTACTGGCAACATTACTATTTCTGGTAATATTCAAGTAGGTGATCAAACCACTGATACTGTAAATTTTGTAGCAGGAGTTAACAGTGATATTCTTCCTAGCACAACCGATGAATATGATCTAGGACGCAGTGATCTCCGTTGGGATAACTTGTATGCTAACCAGTCAACTATTGGACTAGTTAACATAAGTCAAAATACAATTACCACAACTGAAACTAACACAGATTTAGTATTATCATCAAACGGCGGAATAATTTCTATTCCTAATAATGATGCTGAGTTCGGGCAAGATGTTACTGTTAATGGAACTAGTACTTTACTAGACACTAATATTACAGGTACAGTGGATCAAACCGGTGATTACACACAAACTGGCGACTTTACACAAAACGGTAATACCGATATTAACGGAACTCTAACTGTTACAGGAACTGGACAGTTTGAAAATATATTAATAGACGGAAATACGATAAGTACTACAGTTCCTGGAACAGATTTAGTATTAAGTGGCACAGTTTCTATTGAAAACTTTAGAATACAAGGAAATACAATTACTAATACAGTTTTGGGTAGTATAACTGAGATTATACACACTGGAACAGGATATTTTAAGATTGGCGGAACTGGCGGATTTGTAGTTCCAAAAGGTGATACAGGATCAAGACCAGTAGTATTAGAACCGGGTATGATGAGATTTAATACTACTGATCAAAGAATTGAAACATGGACCGGACAATTCTGGACAGGAATTGCCGGTGCGAATGCAGGTATAACAGCCGCGGAAGCTGAAATGCAAGGTATAACTTCTGCAATTATTTTTGGATAACATAACATGGCAACATATTTTAAAAACGTATTAAAGTCTGAGTTAGGCACAACGGACACGGACGTACTAACAACTGGCGCAAGTTCAAAGACTACGGTTATTGGTCTTAGTTTGTCTAACCTAACAAACTCTATTTTGTTAGCAAGCATTAAGCTAACTGATCCTACTGGAGACAACGGTAGCCCTGTGACTGCTTATTTTATAAAAGATGTTCTTGTACCACCAAATCAAAGTTTGCGAGTAGTTAATGGTGGCGAGAAATTGGTATTAGGTGCAAGTACTACAATTACAATCTCATCAAGTATAGATGACAGCTTAGATCTTGTAATGAGCTACGTTGAGATTATTTAAAGGAATATATTATGACTTACTATGTTGGCGGCGAAATTAGTTTAAACGAAGTATTAGGTGAAGGCAATCCTAGATTTTTCTATGCACTTCGCAGAGGTGACGATAATATATTGTATTTTAGTAAGATTGATCAGATCAAAGATGTGGACACTATCACATTAAACGTGCCTGGATCAACTGACAATAACTTTGAAAGTTTTGAATACGGTATTGATTTCTTTGACGGAAGACTAGCATCGGACCATAGTCGTCCGTACCCAAACTTGGCATTTGATCAGTATCGTTGGGACGGTAAAGATTGCTACTACTACATTAATGCTCAAGGCGAGCTAGTGGTAAGAATTAACAAATCTTACCCTTACTCGCAAGATCAAATTGTCAGCTAAAAACAAACAGATAAGTAATAGAGAGATAAGGAAAAATATAAAATGGCAGCAGAATTTAAACTAGGTAGACTACGCTACAACTGGGCAGGCACATGGACTCCTGGTACAGAATACGCACGAGACGACATAGTTATTAATGACGGAAAAGCATATACTTGCCTAGTTCCAAATACCGCAAGTGCAAATTTTTATACAGATTTGTATAATATTTTCCCTCGCTGGGCAATAATGCTCGACGGTAAAACTTGGGTCGGTCCTTGGCAATCAAATTATTCATACGGTGTTGGCCATATTGTTATATTTGGTGGTAAAGCCTATGCTTCTACAGTAGCACACCTTAGTTCTACATTTGCCGCAGATACGGCAAACTGGACAGTCTACACTGAGTTTGAAGGTTGGAATCCAAGCTGGAACATTAATACCGCATACGGAGTTAACGATGTTGTAAAATACGGAGGTATTGTTTATAAATGTATTGCTAACCACACAAGTGCCTCATCAACTGTTTTAGGTCTTGAAGCAAATCAATCATCATGGGCAGTATACTATTCTGGTGTTGAGTACAAGGGAGCGTGGACCAATGGTGCCCGATATAAACTTAATGACCTAGTTAAGGTTGATGCAAACATTTACATCTGCACACAGTTCCATACAGCTAGTTCAAATTTAAATACTAGCAACTTTACGCTATGGATTCCTGGACAAATGTCCGATGTAATGTGGACAAGCTCAGTAACATATCAACTTGGTGACACAATTATATATGGTGGCGATGCATACATTTCTAAAACAGCAAATAATTTAAATAATTTTCCAAACACAGACGACACTAATTGGGGATTATTTAACGTTGGTTATACTGTAAGAAATGACTGGAGTTCTGCTACTGCCTACGCTCCTGGCGATTTAGTTTCACGCAATGGCGTTTTATATGAAGCAACTGCAAGAAATACTGCCCAAGACCCAAACACTAGCACTTTAACTAAGAGTTATATTGCCAGCGGAAGCTCGGGAAAAACAATAAATCTTTTATCTAGCACTAGCATTAGTCCTGGTATGATAGTAGCTGGTACCGGCTTGACTAGCGGTCAACGAGTATCATCAGTATCTACTTCAACAGCATCAGCAACAGGAAAGATTACTGGAACGCCAATAACTATTGTTTCCTTTACTTCTGCAACCGCCAATGGCCCGTATCTAGTAACCTTGGCTATTCCAGCTCAAAGCGTAGCACCTAGCACTGGTATTTCTTATACTGTAGCAGGAAACAGTAATAGTTCATATAACGGATCTTTTACAGCGACAGCAAGTTCTACGTCTAGTATTACTCTAAGCTATCCAACGGATCCTGGATCATATGGTACAGGTACTACTACACTAACATCTGTTGTAGCAACTATTACAGCTAGTTCATTTACATCAAAAGTTCCAAGCTCATACGCTGTGGCATTTGCTATTCCAACGCAGTCGTCTGCGCCGTCAACAAATGTGCAATATATTATAGCAGGAAATAGCAATACATCCTTCAACGGAACATTTAGTTGTACAGCAAGTTCTACTACTAGCATTACACTATCCTATGCTACTAATCCAGGAGCATACGGCTCGGGAACTACTACTGTTACTCCGGCCAGCGGAACCGTTTTAACATTAAGCGGAACTGTAACCGGAACATTTACTGTTGGCATGGTTATTTCAGGAACCGGTATTTCTAGTAGCTATATCGTATCTGGTTCAGGAACATCATGGGTAGTTAGTACTGCACAATCAGTTAGTTCAACAACTGTTACTGGAACTTTAAACTCTGTTGTTCTGTCAAGCGCACCAACTAGCACACTCATTGACGGACAGACTTTATCATTCTTAGGATTAAATTCTAACTACTGGTCATTACTAATACCGGGCAAACAGTGGGCAAGTCGCTGGACTGTTGGCTCTCAATATTCCGTAGGTGATGTAGTTTCTTGGGCAACCGGAACATATGTCTGCGTGAATAAAAATACAGCATCATATATTTCTCCTGTGGCTACTAATAGACCAGACTACGACATTACTTCAGCCAATTGGATTTTATTAATAGCACATGATCTTAACAACTCTTTAAACGCACGAGGAGATTTAAGAACATTTAAAAACAACAGACCTAGTACAGTAGAGATTGGAACTGATACATATGTGTTGGGAGTAATGTCAGATGTTCCTAACTGGAAGAAACTAAATGTAGTACCAGCCGTCTATTATGTTGATACATTTACCGGCCAAGATATAGCATCATACGGAAACACATGGGACCAACCTTGGCAGACTATTAGATATGCCTGTGATAAAATCAATCAAGGATTTTACTATACTAATGTAGTAACACTTTTAAAGAACAATAAAGCGTTTATGGTTGCAGAAATGTACCAATGGATGCTGTATCAAATGAGTCAAAATATTAGTCCGTTTAGTCCTGATAGTCTATGGGATGTAAACTATACTCAAAGAGATGCTGAAAGAATTATTGATGCAATCATTTACGATCTGAAGCGTGGCGGCAATAGTCAAACTGTTGCGGCTACATTATCATATTTTTATGTTGGCAGTAAAACACAGTTCATCAACAGTCTAGTAGCATCTACAGTAGCTTACTATAGCCCATCGTTGACCTACTTGTTAAGTGTAATGCAAAGCGTTATAACTAACACTAGTGTGTCAACAAACTATCAACTATTGAATAACGTTACACCAAGCGCAGTTGTTAATCAAATTATTGATAATACACTAACTGCTGAAGCTGGAACAGCAACTGAAATATCAAGTTTAATGTCAATCGTATTGACAGCATTAACTAACCAAAATACATATAGTGTTCCAGGATCCAACACAGGTATCTCTGCATCAATATATGTTAAGACTGGCACATACAATGAAATGCTACCGATCGTTGTACCAGAAAACGTATCGATTATCGGAGACGAACTACGTAGTGCAGTAGTACAACCGATCACAAGCAAGACATTCTATTGCACTCAAACTATTGAAGCAAATGCTAACCCTATAACATCAAACACTATGGTTGTTAATAGTACAGTGGGATTAACAGATCAAATGCCAATGCAGTTCATTAGTCCTTTCATTAACAATGCAAGCACTACCTTTGGCGGAGTAGTATCGGGACAAACATACTATATTGTTGGCAGCAGTATTACCAGCACATCATTACAAATAAACGATGGCCCTACATTTAGTTTTAGAGGTAGTACTACTAACAATAGTAACATTATTTCAAACGTATCTAATATTACTCAACTAGCAGTTGGTATGAAGATAACTGGTCCCGGAATTCCGGCCAACACTTATGTCTATAACTTTGCACAAGAAGTTAATAGTGTAGCTAATATTACTTTATGTTTAGGATATCCATTAGCGGAAAACTACATATTTGTCGCATCTAATGCAACACTCAGCGGAATCCTACAAACATTTACATCTAGCGGAAATCTAGTGTCATTTAGTAATGGCTCAGGAAACATGACCGTATATGCTGGTGATTGCTTAAAGAACATGTTCTTAATGAGAAACGGCACAACAATCCGTAATATGTCGTTATTTGGTCTTAAAGGAACAGTATCAGCAAACAATCAATATCAAACAGCTCGTCCAACAGGCGGGTCCTACACAAGTTTAGATCCAGGAACCGGACCTAATGATACTAGTGCCTGGATTATTCGTAAGAGTCCGTATGCTCAAAACTTAACAGTATTTGGCGACGGATCTACCGGAATTAAGATTGACGGTACATTACATAATGGCGGAAGTAAATCGATCGTGTCTAATGATTACACTATGGTAATCAGCGATGGTATTGGCATTTGGTGTACAGGTCCTGGTGCTATCACAGAAGCTATTTCAGTATTCTCATACTACTGCTACGCTGGCTACTTTGCAGAAGCAGGCGGTCGCATTCGTTCAGCCAACGGCAACAGCTCATACGGTACATTTGGAGTTGTTAGTGAAGGGTACGATTTAACAGAAGTTCCTTTAACAGGAACTGTGAACAACCAATCACAACAAGTTCAGGCTGGAGTTATTAGTGCGTTTGGTACATCTGATCAGTTGTTAAAATTAAACTATAGCAATGCTGGTTCAGCATACTATAACCCTACAACTAACATGCTAAAATGGAGTAATGAGTTTCTTACTGTATGGACTAACGATGCTAACGTATCGTTCATTAAGAACAACATTGCACCAACGGGCTACACAGAAGCATGGTTGTTAACTGGATCAACTAGCACACCTGGTACAGGATATATTCAACAAAGCATTGCAATCAATCCTGCAGGATATAGTTATACCAACATCAGTGGAGTTACACAAGATGGTGCTCCAGGTAACGGTGCAACATTCGATATTAAAGTTACTCCTGCTGGTTATGTAGTAACTGTTAATACCGCGGGAACATTGTATCAAACAGGAAACAATATTTTAATTAGCGGTTCGCAATTAGGCGGTTTAGATATTACAAATGATTTGACTATTGTTGTAGGCAACTTATCAGGTACAGGCATTTCAACTATTGATGCAACATCTGGTACAGTACCTGCTGGTAGCAGTCAGTCATTTACACTGAGTATGTATGTGTATGCAGGAAACTCAGCAAGCATTGATATGCAAGCTGTATTTTCTGGAGCAACAACAGTAACTAGCGGCATCAATTATAACGTTTCTAGTCATACTGTAACGCCTTATAGCGGAACAAGTATTACAAATTCAGCCAATGGTGGAACACTACCAGCATCATACGGTGCTCAGAAAACACTAGTAACCGGATGGTATAGAGTTTGGATGTCAATAAATGATTCCACTGGCGTTAATACCTCACTAACTTACAAGTTTTTCCCACAAGGTGCAAATGCTCCAATTGCCAATACATATTCAATAATTTATGGCGCACAGTTAGAAGTTTCTTCAGTAGAAGTTCTGCCAGAGTTTTATCTTGAAACAACAACTAATAGATTTACAGCATATGCAAACTATCAAGTAGTCGGCGCAGGTGCAGGCGCAATACTATCCGGCGAAGAATCTCGAAGCCAGTCAGTGTTTAATGCTAGAATTATAACAGACAATAATGGATTTACCGGCGGCGCTGGCTATGCAACTAGTGTAAACACCGCTCAAGAAGGAAATGATTATTCTATTAGATTAGCATCTACTGACCAAGGGCTTTATAACTACTTGGGTATGCGTATATTTGTCAGTAGCGGTACAGGTGCAGGACAATACGGCTTTGTGTCTTATTATAATAACTCTTCAGGTGTGGATGCAAACGGAGTTACTTCTAAAACTGCATTGGTATTAAAAGAAACAGTGGATCCAGTAAGTGTAATATCATCAACTTATAGTGCAACAGCCGCTCTTAACTTGCTAACACTGTCATCGGGTACAGATATAAGCACATGGTATGTTAATCAAGCAGTACAATTTATTCCAACATACTATACAACAACGGCAACAGCCACTTCCATTGATACAGTAGTAGTTACTGCAACAGTCGGCGGAGTAATAAACACGATTGCTGTTCCAACAGCAAGCCTAGCATTAAACATGCCAGTGACATTCGGTGCAGGCAGTTTTAATATTACAGAAGGATACTTGTACTATATTGTAGATATTGATTACGATCTTGATCTTATTCAACTGTCTACCGAGATATCGGGCAACCCAATACAGTTATCTACAGTAGCATCTGGAAGTCAGACTATGACATACCCAAGATATTCCGGTTATATCAAAGCACCAACTTCAAACATGGTGCCAAACATTGACATTCAGTTTACCGGTGTATCTTTAGGTGGATTATCATTAGGTAGTACTTACTATATTAATGACATTATTGATGCAAATAACTTTACTGTATCTACAAATAAAGTTACATTAACCTCAGTAGAAACAGTTGGCGGTACAACTAACACAGTAAGAGCTACGACTTCTAGTTTAGTAGCATTGAATCCAGTGGTATTCAGTGGAACAATATTTGATGCGGCTATTAGTCCGGGCACAACATATTATATCAGCAAAATTGTTGATGCTAATAACTTTAACATAACAAATACCATTATTAGATTTACTGCAACACAAACTGAGTTCAGTACAAACTTGATTAAAGTTAGTGACACTACTAATTTTGTTGTAGGCAACCCAATAATATTCAGCGGTATCCCTAGTGGAACAACATTTGGTAACATTGCTCCTGAGACTGTATATTACATTCAAACTATTAACCCGTCTACTAATCAAATTACTATCACATTAGATAAAACAAATACATTTACTTTAACTAATAAAGATGGATTAATACTAGCAAGAACTTGTCCCGAAGCAATATCATTAGGTGCCGGTACAGGATCAATGACATTGACTAGTACTGGAACTAGACTAGTTGTTACTAACAGCGTTGGTAATATTAGTACAATGAACGGCACATTTTCAACTAGCTTGTTTGGAGGAATAAACTCCTATACTCGTTATTTTATAACTGCAATAACTCCTCCGGGACAAGGCAGTAGTAATACCACATTGTCAATCAGCACATCAAGAGCAGGAACTCCTATTACATTAGCTACGGGAGTAGGAAATATGCAAATGGCAGCAAGCGGATGGGACAATATTACTCCCGGCACTCCGGATGTTGTTACGCTTGATTCTACCAGCTCATATATTATAGAGCCTAAAACAACATTTAGTTTACCATCATACCAACAAGCTAGCGGAGTTGTATCATCACCGTTATCAAATGGCGCATCATTTAGTGCAGTTGCATATGGAAACAATTATTTTATAGCGGTTCCTACTAGCGGAACAAAAGGTGCTGTATCATCTAACGGCACAACTTGGGCACCAGTATCACTACCATCGACTGTTAATGCATGGACCGGTATTGCCTACGGAAACTCTTATTGGGCGGCATTAGGTACAACAACTTCAGGAAGCAACTCGGTAGTAGCCTACTCTAATTCCAACGGATTAGGATGGAGAACTAGCTCACTACCAACAAACTCTTCATGGAGTAAAATTGCTTATGGTAATGGTACTTTTGTAGCGATAAGCAGTGATAATACTCGTGCGGCATACTCATCTAATCAAGGACTAACTTGGACAGCAACTAGCTTGCCGAGTAGTACTCCAATAACAGGAACAGGCACTCCTGTAATAAGCACTACACAACAAAAATTTGGCATATCTAGTTTATACTTAGATGGTTCAAGCTATGTCACAGTTGCAAGTGATGCGCGATTTGCCTATAACAAAGAAGATTTCACTGTTGAATTTTTCTGGCGTCCAACGGCTCTTGGCGCACAACAGGTACTAATCGATCAACGCAGTACTAGTAATGATGCGGCAATATATCTAGAAATGAATACTTCTGGTAATATAAGATTATTTGTTAACAACGCATATCAAATTACATCTAGCGTAACTTGTTCAGCAGGTTCATGGAACCATGTTGCTGTATCACGTGCAAGTGGAACAACTAGACTGTTTGTTAACGGAACACTAACTCCTACAACTTATACAGATGCTAACACCTATGCAACTCGCCCAATAGTAATTGGAGCATCATTTACCGGTGCAACACTTGCTACAGGTTATATTGATGAAGTAAGAGTTAGCCGTGGAGTAAGTAGGTACACAACTACATTTACTCCTACTCTACAAGAATTTGTTTCAGATGCAAATACAACATTATTAATGCACTTGAATAATACTGATGCAAGTACAGCAATTACAAGTACTATCGGATCTTGGGTAGCATTAACTTACGGTTCAGGTATATTTGTTGCAGTTAATAATAACGGACAAACGGCATGGAGCCCAGATGGAATAACTTGGAACTCTTCTACACTACCTACAAGTAACGTTATATTGTCAGGTGTAACTATTATTGGTAGTGCTGGACAGTTTACTTGTACCACAACAACTGCAACTCAACTAGTAGTTGGACAAAGTGTTGTAGTTAGTGGGCCGTTAACAGGCGACGGAACCGTCACTAACGGTACATATTACATAAGTGAAACTAACGGTAAATCATCATTTACATTAGCGGCAACATATATCAATGCAATCCAAGGTACAAATCCTATAACAACAGGTGCAGGTAGCACAACTGGATTGTCATTTGCAGTAGGTGGTCCGGCATATACAGACGTAGCGTTTGGTAATAATAAGTTTGTAGCAATACAATCAGGTAGAGGATTACGATCAGCAATCAGTTTTGACGGAGTTAACTGGACACAATCTGCAACTTATATGTCGGCAACAAACTTAGCCTACGGTCAAGGTGTGTTTGTCGCAGTAAACGCTAACGGAACTGATGCTTACTCATCAGAACACGGCATATATTGGAAAACTCGAACATTGACCTACGGCAGTATTAGCGCAATGGTATTTGGTTATAGTACATCAAATATTGGTTTATTTGCAACACTAACCGGAGATGGTAGTTCTTCAGGCAATGTCACTGTAATCAGCGAAGGCGCCAGAGCACAAGGAAGACCATCCATTGACTCCGGAGTTATAACTGCGGTATCATTGTGGGAACCTGGATCAAACTATACATCCTCTCCATCAGTTACCTTCTCAGACTATAATGTTTCAGTTACAGCATCAATAACACCTCGTGTTGGAAATGGGGCTCTAGCTAACCCAACATTTATTAATAGAGGAACCGGATATAATACTACATCAACTGTGGTAACAATTACAGGAAACGGATATGCAGATACTTTCCAAACAGGATTAAACTTGATCGTTAAAAATCTACAATCTGTTCCTCTAGTCGGAAGTAACTTATCTATTGCTGGCAGTAGCCAAATATATAAAGTAACAAGTGCAAGTGCTGTTTTTGGAACTACTGCACCGTTTATTGAAGCGACAATACAGATATCGCCGGAGATGACTACAGCAAGAAGTCCTAATCACGGAACAGCAGTAGAGTTAAGACAACTATATAGTCAGTGTCGTGTAACCAACCATGACTTCCTACTAGTAGGAACAGGCAATAGGGCCACAGCTAATTATCCATACACTGACATTACAACTGCTAAGATTAATCAACAGGCAGTTGAGACAAACCAGGGACACGTTTTCTATACTAGTACAGACGAAAACGGAAACTTTAGCGTTGGCGGATTGTTTGGGGTACAACAGGCAACTGGTACAGTTACTTTAAATGCAACACAGTTTGGACTAAGCGGACTAGAAACCCTAAGCCTAGGCGGTATAGCAGTCGGTAGCTCAAGTGTTGTTATTACTCAGTTTAGTACAGACAATACTTTTGCAGCCAACTCGGACGCAATAGTTCCAACACAGCGAGCAGTCAAATCTTATCTAACAGGACGTTTGAGCCAGGGTGGTGCAAATACCTATACCGGTAACTTTATTGCAGGTACAGTAAGCATTGGTGCACCAAACTTTATTAAATCAACAGTATCTAACGGTCTAGTTGGATCAGCTATTAAGATGGCTAATAAAGTATATATTAACGGCAAGGGCGTAGATGGCAGTATGGCAGCATTGGATATGTTTATGAGAAGCGCAACAAAGCGCGGATTGTAAACCTAAGAAATACAACAAAGATAAATACTATCAGAGGATGATATAAAATGGCAGAATTTAAATTAGGTAGAATTAAGTTTGTGTACCAAGGTACATGGACAGCGAGTCGTGGATATGTTGTTGACGACGTTGTTACAAATGGCGGAAAAACTTACATTTGTGTAATAAGTCATACTTCGTCATCAGCATTTGTCACTGACACAAATGCTAACCCGTTATTAACCAAGTGGAATCTTATTGCAGATGGCACAACTTGGCGCAATACATGGGCCGCTACTACCTATTATAACTTAGGTGATATTGTCCTATGGGGCGGCACAGTATACGTTTGTAAAACAGCACATACTAGCCAAACATATTTAGAAGACGACCAAAGCAAGTGGGACTTGTTTTCTGCAGGATTTAAATGGCTTGGCGCATGGGCTACAAGCACACGATATAAAGTTCGTGATTTAGTTTACTACGGCGGAAGTACGTATGTTTGTAAGACTCAACATACCTCTGCTTCAACCGCGGCCTCTGGCTTAGAAAACGACATTTCAAAGTGGGACGTATTCAACCAAGGTATTACATATCTCGGCGATTGGAGTGGTAGCTCTGTTCGTTACAAACAAAATGATGTGGTCAAGTTTGGCGCAGATTTATGGATCTGTACCACATACCACACATCAACTGGTACAAGTATTGATACAGGAAACTTTAGCGTATTTGTTAACGGTTTCCAGTTCGAAGGATCATGGAACTCAGCTAACGACTATCAAGTTGGTGACGTTGTAACTTACGGCGGATATACATATACCGCTATACAAAATAGCACATCGGGTAGCCCAAAGACACCAAGTACACAAACAGCATATTGGAAAGTATTCACATCGGGTCTAGTATATTCAGGAGAATGGGATACTGGTACAAGCTACAAGATTGGTAATGTCGTAAATGTAGGCGGTTACACTTATATTGCAACAGCAGACAACTCGGCATCGGCTCCTCCGGGCGCCAACTGGAGCAAACTAAGTTCTGGTATGCGCTGGGCTACTGCTCCTAACACAACATATACAAACGTTGCTAGTACTAATGTAACAGCAACTGGTTCCGGAAGTCCAACATTTACAGTAACTCGTACAGGTACTGCTTATTCAGCAGTAATTGGCGGCACAGCAGGAACAGGTTATACAGTTAATGACACACTAAAAGTTTTAGGTAGTGCGCTAGGCGGCGCAAGCCCAAGCAACGATCTAGTTGTTAAAGTAGAAACTATTACTGGTGGTGGCGGAACAGGCCCAATTGGTACCGTTAGCGTATTAACAGGTTATGCGGCAACATGGAAAACTGGCATCACTTATGTTATCGGTGATACTGTATACTACGGCAATAGTAGCTACATTTGTATCAGTGCTCACATTGGATCTACAGGTGTAAACGATCCGTTAAGTGATACCGGAACATATTGGAATATTTTAGCAAGCGGTGCAGATAGCGGTGCGCTAACTACACAAGGTGACATGGTTTACTACGGGGCTAATGGCCCAGTAAGACTACCAATTGGTACAGACGGACAAGTGTTGCGTGTGGACGGTGATCAACCTGCTTGGAAATACTACGGCGAACTACAAAATATTGTATACGTAGCGCCATCAGGCAGTGACGTATCAGGTAACGGACAAGGTCTAACACTAGATAAGCCATGGTCAAGTTTACTATACGCTTGTAAACAAGTTGAAGACGGTTATTTAAATAGCAATGCTGGCTTAGCATTGACAGTGAACAAACAGTTCATGATGAAAGAAGTTAATAACTTTATTCAAGTCAACTATTCATTTAATGTTACAGGTACAAGCGCAAGCGGAAATACTTTTGTTGTTGGCGGTTCGAGCACTAGCAGTCAAGTAACTACTGCTAATATGTATTATGGAATGCCTATTACTTTTACAGCCGCAACAGGCGGCGTAACTGCCGGAACAGTTTACTATGTAAACACATTCCCAACAAGTACAACATTTACAATCAGCGAAGTTTATCAAAGCGGCCTGACTCGTGCAATAACTCCTAGTAGTAATACTGCATCAGTTGCAAGATTTAACTATACACAAAGTAAAGCTGAACGCGATACAGGTACAGTTATTGACGGAATCGTATTTGATTTAACACACGGTGGAAACTTGTATACTGAAACAGCTACAAAAGCGTACTTCAGAACACTAACAAGTTTCACTAGTACCGGTACTACTCAACAGGCTCCTGTATTTGCAGGCAGTCTTTCATACTTAAAAGACACACTATTCCCAGCAGTGATGGCTAACTCTGCTCCAGCAGCCAACTACCAAACACTAAATGGTATTAGTACTAAGGCTATTCAAAATACAACCACTGTTACTGCCAGCTCAGTTGAAACAGGTGCTCTAACAACAGCGCAGGGATTGTTAAGTATCATTACTGGCGCACTAACAGCAGGAACATATTCACAGATTCCTCAAGAAGCTCGTCCACATACAACAGTCTACTTAAAGACTGGAACATATAACGAATATGGTCCTATCGTAGTGCCTGTGGATACAGCGATTGTTGGAGACGAACTACGTAGTACTATTGTTCAAGTGGCAAAACCACAAACATATTTGAACAATGACAGACCAAAAACATCTGCCGCACTGTTGCGTATTCAATCAGTGCTAGCTGACTTGGTATCTAACACTACTATAACTCCTACAACATCTGGAACAACATTCCCTAACACCGCAACACAGGTAAAATCATTGCCCGCAGGTGATACAGGAAACTTGTCAGCTGTTAATCTTGTAGTTAACAACACTAAACTTATTCAAGATATGTTTAGTGCAGGCACAGTTATTACTGGCCCAACCAATCCAAACTATCCTAACGGACTAGCGTATCAACCAGCTATCAGTATGCCAACAGTTACTGGATATAACTCATCATATCTAGCCAACTACGGCGATGCAGTAACATTGATTCAAGCAAACTATCAGTACATTAAAGATGAAATCGTTGCTTTCTTAAACACTGACACAAATCTAACTGGTTCTGAACAGTGGACTAACTACAGCGAAACTTATAAAGCAGAAACAAAACGCGATCTAGGATTCATGCTTGACGCAATCTGCTATGACTTAACTTATGGTAGCAACACTCAATCAGTAATCACTGGTAGCTCATACTACAGTTTGAATACAGCACAGCTAGTTGCACCATATTTAAAAGGTGTACAAAACTCGCTAGCTAGACTATCAACAGTTATTGGTCAAGTTATTACCAAGGCCAATGTCACAGAGAGTGCCGGAAACACAACAACACAATACACAACAGGTACAGCAGGATCAGCGGCAGCGGCTGCATTTGCACAGGCTCGCGTAGCTGATATTTTATACTGGATCAACAATGGTGTTGCGGACTCATCAGCGGCCACATTCACCGGAACAACAAGCGGAACAACACTAACAGTTAGTAGCGTAACAGGTACAATTAAAATTGGACAAATTGTTACAGGCGGAACTATTGCCGCAGGCACTTATATCACAGCAGGATCTGGAACAAGCTGGACTATCAGCGTGAGCCAAACAGCTACAGCTACTGGTTCTACATTGGTTATTACTCCAGTAACATCCGGAGCATACGCCCTAGCAACAACATCAAACAAAGCATCATATGATGCAATACAAGCTCGCGCAAGTGAAGCGGCAAATGATGCACAGGCCTGGGTGACACGTTTCTATCAAAATGAAAGCCCTATCCTGCCACTAACAAATCGTGATGCAGGATATGTGGTTAGCGCATTAGCCTATGACGTATTGTTTGGCGGCAACTTCCAAAGTATTCAATGCGGTCGTTCATACAACAGACTAGTTCCGTCAGTAGCTACATTACATAGTAGTCTTGCAGACTCAACATACGGATCATTAGGATTTATCGGCGAGCGTGTTAAACTACTTGCGGCAAACGGCTCAGTTGTACAGACTAGAACTGTTATTGACGAAATGGTTGCACAGATTTATGGTCAACCTACTGTAACAGCAACATTCAACGGCACTATTACTGGTACACAACTAGTAGTTAACAGCGCAGTAACAGGAACTATTGCAGTGGGTATGCAACTAGCAGGTACAGGTATTGCCGCTGGAACAAGTATTATTTCAGGTAGCGGTACAACATGGTTGTTAAACTACAATCAATCAGCTGCCTCAACAACTACTTCTATTACTAGCGTAACTACTAGCGTAGTATTGAACGGAACCACATACAATAATATTCTTACAGCAGGTACAACCAGTGGATTTGTTCCAGGCCTAGTTATTACTATCACAGGAACAACTATTGGTAACCTAACTGCTGGTACTTATTATATCAAACAAGTTCTAAGTTCAACACAGTTTACAGTTAGCCAGACATATCTTGGATCAGTATTTGCTATCACTAGTACAGCAAACGGTGCAATGACAGGTGTTGTTTACGGTATCTACGGTGGACTTGGACTAACAACAGATATTACGGCATCAGGAACAACTGTTCCTGTAACAACAGTAACTACAAGCACAAACTTGATAACAGTTGCAAGCAATGCTGGCATGCTAGTAAATATGCCAATCGTATTCACAGGATTACCTGCAAATATTACAACAACCGCAACTACTATTTCAAGTAGTAGCATTACACTTGGAGCAACTGTAAGCTCACTAGGCGTAGTTGTTGGACAGCCAGTTTGGTTTACTGGATTTACTCCACAAGCAACCGGAACACAGTCAACTATTGTATCTAATCAAGTTTATTATGTTAAAACAGCAAGTGCAAGTGCAATTACTATTGCCGCAACATTGAACGGAACAGCACTAACATTAACAAATGCAACTGGTTTAACCTTAACTGCAAACTTTAATGCCGCAGGCGGACTAGTAAATGGCGCACAGTATTGGATTAACTCTGTAACTGCTGGAACATATCCAGCCGCAGGAACAACAATCACAGTTACTGAATCATATAAGAGTGGTACAGCATTTGCAATCACTAATACTGTTGGCAGTTTGACAGCTACTTGCACAGCAGGCATGCCAATTAACCAAGGCATTAATGATAAAAATACCAACGGTACTATTCAACCTTGGAATAATCCAACTGGATCATACAGTATGGCCACTGGTTACAACAACACATTGGCTACTATCCAAGGTGCAGAGATTATCCGTGCTAACAAATCATTCTTGGCTAATGAAGCAGTTGCATATGTTCTATCACAATACACTGGTACTGTAACAACTACAGCAACTAACGGAACAGTTACCTGCTCCGGCGCACACAACTTAACAGTTGGCGATCCAGTAGTGTTCAGCGGAACTATGTTTGACGGAAATATTGTTGCAGGAACAGTATATTGGGTACTAACAACTCCATCTACTTCAACATTGACTCTTACAATAACAGCACCTGGAACTGGTACACAGTCTACTAAGACACTAAACGGTGGCTCAGGATCAATGACTGTCAGTTATTATATCCTTACTGACAAGGCTGTTCGTGACGCAACATATCACATAGACGGTCTAATATACGATTTGGGATTAACAGGTAACTACAAATCAACACGCTCTGCACAAGTATACTTGTCAGCACAAGGCGGTGCAACAGCAAATGACTTATTCCACTTACGTAACGGTACTGGTTTAAGAAACATGACATTAAACGGTTTAACTGGCGCAATGACATTGCCTAATGCACTTGGTACTCGCAGACCAACAGCAGGCGCATATTCAAGTCTTGACGCAGGATTTGGACCAAATGACAGCGCAGTATGGATTAGCAATCGATCACCATACCCACAGAACTTAACATTGTTCGGTTCTGGTTGTTCAGGTCTAAAAATTGATGCGGCATTACACAGCGGTGGTAACAAATCTATCGTTGCTAACGACTACACAACTATTATCAGTGACGGTATTGGTTGCTGGTGTACTGGTAGCGGTGCATTAACAGAACTTGTTTCTGTGTTCGCATACTACTCATACGCAGGTTACCTAGCAGAATACGGCGGACGTATCCGTGCTACAAACGGTAACAGCTCATATGGTACATATGGTGTTATTGCTGAAGGCATTGACAGTTACGAAACTCCAATCTATGGTCGTTTGAATAACCGTGCTAACCCAGCATACATCACAAACGTAGTAACTGACGGCACAGATGAGATTCTTCGCTTAGAATATCAAAACGCCGGTAATGCATATACAAACGCACTACCAACAGTTAGCGGTGCAGGATATAATATTGTTGCAATACAAGATGAGTTCCGTGATTCAGCAGTATTTGAAACACGACTAGTTGACTTAAACAACGGACGCGGTATTGGTGGTAGCAACTACCTAACAGCAAGTAACGTTGCACAGACTGGTACAGTTGGAACTATAACTATTGCTAACAGTGATATTCAACTAAGTTCTGCTTATGTTGGCATGAGAATCCAACTTATTGGCGGTACTGGTGTCGGTCAGTTTGCAAATATTATTGGCTATGCACAAAGCAACAAACTTGCTAACATAGTACGTCCAAACTTTGCAATACTAACTATCACAACAAATAATACCACAGTATTCACAGTGGCTAGCACAGCAACTATGTATGTTGGAATGCCAATATACTTAGGCGCGGCAGTTGCTGGTCTAAGTACTGGTACAGTTTATTATGTAAGTACAACTAGTTTTACTGCTACAACATTTAGACTATCTACTTCGGCTGCAAATGCTGCCGCTGGTACTAACATTTCACTGAATGCTACAAGTGCAACTCCAGCAGTAACAGCGGCTTCAATTATTGTTGGAACAACACTAACAGTGGGAACATTGACTTCTGGTACAATCTATCCAGGTATGTTGCTAACAGGTGGATCAGTATTACCTAATACATTCGTTGTTGCTAACATCAGCGGAAGTGGTGCAGGCTCAACTTGGACAGTTAGCGTAAGCCAAAACTTAGCAAGTACATCACTGACAGGTACAATTGCAGTTCCGGTATATGAAGCAGGATGGGACCATGTTGTTCCAGGTGATACAGTTGTGTCATTATTAGATGCAACATCAGCATATATTATTGAACCAGCATTGTCATACACAGCACCTGGCTTTACTAGCACCGGCATTACAATGACTGCGGCAGTAACTACAACTTGGGCAGGGCTAGCATATGGTCAAGGTAAGTTTGTTGCTACATCAAATGCTACCGGTGTAGCATCAACTGCAACAACAACAGACGGTACAACATGGGCCGCAGGCGGCGCATTACCAACAGATGCAAGCTCTAAGTGGGGAAATGTTGTATATGGTGGCGGACAGAACGCAACAGCTACGGCAGTCGTAGGTGGTGTTGGCGGTTCTGGCGCAGTGCTAACAGCAGTAGTTGGCGCTACTGGCACTAACGTACAAGGACAGATTATCAGCATTACAGTAGTGAACGGCGGATATAACTATCTAACACCGCCAACTATTGTAATTGTTGGCGCTTCGGGTTCTGCAGGAGCAACAGCAACAGCTCGTGTTCTAAACGGTCAAATTCAAGCAGTAGATATGATAATTACTGGTAGCGGTTATGCAAGCGAAACTGTTACTGTTACTGCGGTAACAAGTAGCTTGTCAAGTATTACTGCTACAACATGGGGTAGTGGATATTATGCTAGTCCTATAGTAACTATTGCGGCACCAGTAACTGCTACAGGCTGGAGTTCAGGTGGCGCGGCAACCAGCGGTTCATACTACTCAGCAGTTGACACAACAGTATCACCGAACGTGACCAACTACTACCTAGCAGGCGGCAGCGGAAACTTTAGCTCTACTAAACCAACATTTACAAATGCAATTTATGGTAAATCTGGTTATGGTGCAAGTGGCACAGGCGCAAGCGGAACATTTGGCGTAGCATTAACTTATGTAGGAACACTAGCAGTAGCCGGTGCAAATACAAATACCAATGCCGCAGGTTACGGTGTAACAAGCTATACAATATCACAAACAGGCTATGGTTATACTACAACTCCTACGGTAACTGTGACTGATCCAAATGCGGCTTTTGTAGCTATTTCAACAGCTACCGCTTCGGCAGCATACAGTTCAGATCAAGGATCAACATGGTCAGCTACTGGCGGAACAACTGGCAAGACTAATCTTAACAGCCTAGCATACGGTAATAACTTATACATTGCTGTAGGCGGAACAAGTTCGGCTTCAGCAGTATCATTGAGCGGTAGCCCAACAGGTACATGGTCAGATCAGTCAAGTAATATTACAGCAAACTCATCAGGATATACTAACGTTGCCTACGGCGCAGGCGTATTCTGTGCTATTGGAGGAACAGTAAGTTCATTCATGGCAGCAAATCCAACAGCGTGGTATGCAGGAGCAACACTACCAAGCAAGACTTGGGCAGGCCTAGCATACGGTAACGGACGTTTTGTAGCATTGGCTAGTGACGGTACTGTTTACTATACTACTAACTGGCAAACAAAAAACTGGACAACAACACCATCTTATGCAACAAACAATACATGGACCCAAGCACCAACATGCGGTGGCACATCAACTAGCATATTAAGTTCATCAAATACTTGGACTAAGATCAGATATGGCCAAGGCTTATTTGTTGCAATATCTTCAGGAACTGTATTTGCAACTAGCCCAGACGGTATTGATTGGACTAGACAAACTGCATCAAGCTCTAGCTCATGGTTAGGTCTAGCATTTGGTAACCCTGTAAATGCTACATTAGGTCGTGTACCTACATGGGTAGCAGTATCTAACACTAGTGGTAAGATTGCTACTAAGATTGCAACTGGTGCAAGACCACAAGGTCGTGCTAAGGTAGTTAATAACCAAGTTAGTGAAATCAGAATGATTGAGCCAGGCAGTGGCTTCCCACGTGGAAACATTGTATCAACAAGTGCAACAAGCACTGGTACTATCACTGTTGATGATATCACAAACTTGACAGCAAATCAACCAATTGTGTTTAACGGCACAAATAGTGGCGGTATTGTTGCAGGAACATACTACTTTGTCAAAGGCACACCAACAAGTACAAGTGGACTAGCTGGTACAATCCAGATATCTACTACATCAGGTGGATCAGTATTTGCTCTAACTGCATCAACACCGACAGGCATGACATATAATGCAGGTCCAATTATCACACAAACTGACCCTAACAAGGTTAACACAGCACCGTTAGCCGCACGTACTGGTAACGGAGCACTAGGTAATCCAAGTTTTGCTCATCGTGGTACTGCTAACACAACTGCTACAGCAAGTTACGCAGGCGACGGTTATGCTGATTTGTATCAAGTAGGTACATATGTCAACGTAAGTGGACTATATCAAATACCAACACCAGGGTGTAACGTAGTGTTCAGCAGTATTCTTGGAACAAGTCGTTGGTATAAACTAGTTAGCGTAACAAACGTGACGGGTATTGCAGGTAACTACAGTGCAACATTCCAGATTAATCCGGGATTAACAACACTAACTGCTCCGTCACACAATGACTTAATCACAACAAACTTGTCATATAGTAACGTTCGTTTAACTGGACATGACTTCTTGTACATTGGTACTGGTGGATTCTCAGCAACTAACTATCCATATGTTGATGCTACTAAGGCAGTATCGGCTAACCAGCAGTTGTTTGTGGGCGGTGGACGAGTGTTCTTTACAAGTACCGACCAAGACGGTAACTTTAACGTTGGTAACTTGTTCGGAGTACAACAGTCAACTGGTACTGCTACATTGAACGCTAGTGCGTTTAACTTGTCAGGACTACAGAGTTTGACACTTGGATCAGTTAGTTTGGGAGTTGGTTCAGCAACGATTTATCAGTTCTCAACAGATCCGTACTTTACAGCTAACAGCGACGGTGTAGTACCTACACAAAAGGCTATTAAAGCGTTTATTACAGCACAAATTGGTGGCGGTCAGAGTTCGCTGAACGTAAATACAATAACTTCAGGACAGATATACATTGCTGGAAATACGATAAGTAATACTAACAATGCACAAATCTACGTAAGTAGTAAGATGCTGTTCACAGGCGGGATAGATGGAGCACCAGTTGCTTTAGTATATTTCGGACAAAGATAAACATAAAAATTTGGAGAAACAAAAATGGCAACAGGAATTTTATACACTGGTACACCAGGAGCAACAACTGCTACTACAGCCTATATGGTACCATCGACTACATACACAGTATGTAACGTTAGTTTTACAAATACAGGCACATCAGCGGCAACTATTCGTCTGTACGTAGGCACTAGCTTGGGAACCGCAGGTTCTCCTACTGGTTCATTAGTACCTAGCGAAGCTATTGAGTATGACACAGTAGTTGCACCAAAAGGTGTATTTGAAAGAACAGGTTTAGTTTTAAGTAGCACTAGTGGTGCAAAATACATTACCGTATATGCTTCAACTGCTAACGTAAACGTTAATATTTACGGCATCGAAACATCAACAGTATAATATAAAAGAGAGATAATAATATGGCACGTTATAATACGGTAATATCATCAGCAACTGCGTCCGCAACCGCAGCCTTTACATCTCCGGGATCTGGTGCATTTACAAAACTTACAGGTACAACATATACTGTAACTATTGGAGATCCTGTTCTGTTTGCTGGTCTAAATCAAACGTTTTATAACGCAGCCAGCGGAACTATCACTTTAACTTTTAGTACTAGCGGTGGTGGAACATTTGTAGGACCGGGCGGAAGTGGAACAACTAGTCAAACATTGTCAACAGGAACAACTATTACACTATACAGTGATGGTACAAACTGGGTAACTTTAGGTGCAGGCGGTGGCCCTATAACAGCTACAACTGGCGCATTCAGTAGTGATGTAACACTATCAGGTGCTACTCCTACTATTAACCTTAATAATAGTGCTCCAACTATTGCAACTAATAGTGCAAGTAGTACTGCCGCAGTTTTTAACACTAGTGCTACTACTGTTAACATTGGCGGCGCGGCAACAACAATCAATGCTGGTTCTCAAAATAGCGGTAGTGCATTTAACATTTATAATAGATTGGCTATCAGAGGATCTACTAGCGGTAGCGTGACATTTGCGGCACCTGCGACAGCAGGATCAGTAGTTTATACATTACCAAGTGCAGATGCGGCAAGCAGTGGATATGCCTTAGTAAGCAACGGCAGCGGCACATTAAGTTGGGCGGCGGCAGGCGCATCATTAGCTGACGACACAGCAACAACTACATTATATCCTGTAATGTCAACAGGAGCAACTGGTAGTTTGACTTCTGGTAAAACAACAGCAACTAAATTTACATTTAATGCGGCAACAGGTACATTGACTGTAACAGGATTAACAGAAAGTTCTAGTATTGCATTAAAAGAAAATGTAAATCCAATTAGTGGTGCGCTAGATGCAATTATGAGTCTAGTTGGCGTAACATACGATCGTCGAGACGGTAGTAGAAAAAATGAAGCAGGATTAATTGCTGAAGATGTCGTTAATGTTTTACCTAACTTAGTTACTTGCGATAAAGACGGCAAGCCTGAAGGTATCAACTATACTAAATTGAGTGCTTATCTAATTGAAGCGATCAAAACATTAAAAGACGAGATCAATGAATTAAAAGGCGGAAAATAAATGGCACGTTTATCTGGGTTAACAGTTAACGACACCGGATTTTTAAAACTTCCGACAGGAACAGATAACCAAAAAAATCTGCAAGTTTTTAATAGTCCAGGTTCTTATACATGGGTTGCGCCAGCAGGCGTGACTAGCATTGCTGTACTTGTAGTAGCAGGTGGCGGCGGAGGTGGCAACGACTTTGGCGCAGGTGGCGGTGGTGGTGGAGTAGTTTATCATCCCACATATGCTGTAACTCCTGGAAACAGCTATACAGTTACAGTTGGCAACGGCGGAGCAAAATCTACAAACAATGCAAACACAGCAAGCACCGGTGGCAACAGTGTATTTGATAGTTTGACTGCCAATGGCGGCGGAGGTGGCGCAAGTAACAGCTCTGGCGCAGCCGGTAACGGTGGATCAGGCGGCGGTGCCGCTAAAATCAATAGAACAAGCTACGGCACAAGTAATCAATCAGCATTTAGTGGCGCCACAGTCTACGGTAATCGTGGCGGAAACGCATCAAATGACTCTGGCAATGGCGGCGGAGCAGGTGGTGGTGGCGCAGGCGCAGTAGGTGGCGATGCACCAAACGCATCACTTAATGCAGGGTCTGTTGGCGGGGCTGGCGGAGTAGGAATTCAAATTACTATCGGCGGTATATCAAATTTTTACGGCGGTGGTGGAGGTGGTGGTACATACATTGGCTACTTGCCAGGAGCAGGTGGAAATGGCGGTGGCGGTAACGGATCGTGCCGCGATACCAGAGCACAAGACGGCCAACCTGGTACAGGTGGTGGTGGTGGCGGTGCAGGACAAGCACAAATTGCCGGCGCAGGTAATGGCGGCAGTGGCATTGTAATTATTAGTGCAAACAATAAAGATAACAGCGCAAACCCTGCGGGAATAACACGCTTCAATAGTAATAAAGGTATTGGCGGTCAAATAGAAAACTATGATCCACAAGCAAGAGAATGGCGCTCTGTAAAAAGTAGGGATACTGAAAACGTTGTAACACGCGGTTTAGTATTGCATTTAGATGCAGGAGATCCGCTAAGTTATAGTAATCAAGATAAATCAACTTGGTACGATTTAAGTGGGCGCGGCAATCATGCTACCTTAAGTGGCAGTATTGCGTATGACTCAGTTGCAGGTGGATGTATTCAGTTTACCGGCAGTCTAGGCCAAGCTCAAGTACCATCAACTCAAGATTTTGCGTTTGGTACACAAGACTTCACATGGGAAGCATGGGTATATTGTCAGAATACCAGTTACAGTGCATACACTCACGTGATGGCTTTTCCTGACCAAAATACAAATTGTTTAAAAATTAACTCAAACAACAACGAAATTTATTTCTACAGTCCAGGATTTACAACCTATGCCAGTACCAACGGTTGGAATGCGGCCAATACTTATTGGAATCATATTGTGCTAACCAGAGTACAAGGACAAGCATACTGCTACATCAACGGTTTATACATTGGTCAAAAGGCTGGCTTTACTAATAACTTCACTGCACAAATATGCAACATTGGTAATGGTACAGGATCTGAAAATGTTGCTAAGAAAATTGGTGCTGTGCGTGTGTACAAGCGAGCATTGAATCCACAAGAAATTCAACAAAACTTTAACGCACACAGCCAACGTTTTAACCTTGAACAGTTTCAGTTAGGCATTGTTACGCAAAACTTAATAACCATGTATGACTTTGGTAATCCAACATCATATTGCGGTGCTACAAACTTTGTTAACGACATATCACCAGTTTACAACCCTGTACGCAATCCAAGCTACTGGTCTAATACTGGATTAAGTATCTTTAACGGTACGCTGTTAAACAGTCCAACATATAACGGCGCATCAAACGGCATTGACTACGGCGGCATGTTGGTTAACGGTCATGCTATTAGAATTAATACTATCCAACCATCCGACTATGTCACAGTAACTATCTGGTATAGATTTAACGGTTATAATAGCAGTCAAAGTCAACTGGTCAACAAAGAAAATACCTACGAGTTTGCTCACTTTAATGACGGTAATTTTAACTTTGCTGTGTGGACATCAAACACAAGTTGGTTCTGGCAAAACATTGGATTTAGTTCAACTGCTGGTACCATCTACCATTTTACATTTACCTGGGACGGCAACAACGTCAGAACATACATGGATGGTAGATTAATTCAAAATTATGCATACAGCGGCAACTCAACTCTAGCTAACCAAACAGGTTATTATACCAAGTTTGGTGAGCGCGGCGGCGGCTCTGGTTGGGATAATCAATATCCTGCAAACAACACATACTATATGATTCAAATTTATGATCGAGCCCTAAGTGATGCTGAAGTTACTCAAAACTACGAAGCAACGCAACACAGATTTCCAGTTAGAAGATAAGAGATAAAATATGGCACAGTTAACAACATCGTCGATAACAAACGCAGTAGCCAACGGTATTCAACTACCAATTGGTACTAGTGCCCAACGTCCTATATTTGCTTATAGAACTCCTGGCACTTACACATGGGTGGCACCCGCAGGTGTTACCACTGTACAGGTATTAGTAGTAGGTGGTGGCGGTGGAGGTTCAAACTACAACTCAGCAGGTGGCGGAGGTGCTGGTGGCTTAGTTTACAACAGTTCATTTGCAGTAACACCAGGTAATAGTTATACTGTTACTGTGGGCGCAGGAGGCAGAGGCGCAACCGGACAAGCTGATGGCAGTCTTCCAGCATTGTCTGGCGGTAATAGTGTATTTTCTTCGATAACAGCATACGGTGGCGGCAATGGCGGCCAGGGAAATTCCTATGCAGGAACACGAGGAACAGCAGATGTATTGCCAGGTAGCGGCAACGGAACTGTTGGCTCAGGTGGCGGAGCACGTCATCCTAGTGTGCCAGCAGGCGGAGTGGGTACTACTGGTCAAGGAAATGCTGGCGGTGCTAGCGGAACTTACGGAACCAACTATCCAGGTGGTGGCGGTGGCGGTGCAGGCGGAGCAGGAACTGCCGGGTCAGGTGCTACTGTTGCAGGCGCAGGAGGAGTAGGAGTAGCAAATTCTATTACTGGTGTGACAACATGGTATGCTGGCGGTGGCGGTGGCTCAGTACAATCAGGCGGAACAGGCGGAGCCGGTGGTCGTGGCGGTGGCGGCCGTGGAGGTGGACCTGAAATTGACTACTGCGGACAGAA